CAACTCTTAGAACTATTCCTGACGTACAAGCGCATGCAAGCTTCTTTGCTAATATGCAACTGCCTGAACAAAGAAACTTTAGACCTAAGTCAGGAGCGAGAACTACTACTGATATATCTATAGTTAGCGCATCTGTACAAGGACCTAATCCAGCAACTTCTTAAATTTAATTCATGGAAGGACACGTTAATACTTATGGAGGCATGGATAAAGACACTGCTTATGATAGCATTAAGCAGAACATGTATATTGATGCAATAGATATAAGAATTAGTACAGATAAAGGAGAGTCGCAAGGAGCTTTTACTAATATGAAAGGCAATCAAGAAATCTTTCAAATTAGAGATGAGTCTGCAGTTAGTGATCCTTTTCATCCGTGGACATCTGACAGTCCTGAAATAATTGGATACGGTACAATTAGAAATTCTATTGTATTATTTGTAGCAGATAATACAGGAACTAAAGGTTGGATATATGAAGTAAAATATGATCCAGCTTCTAGAGAAATACTTCCTGGGTATCCTAAAACTGTTTATTATAATGACAATTTAAATTTTAAAAAAGAATGGCCAATAGAAGCATTAGGTCGCTATGAAAACGTATCTACTCAAAGAATCTATTGGACAGATTATAATAACTTTTTTAGAACGTTAAATATTGTAGATCCTGATTTAGTTACATTTCCTGTAGAAAATGTAGATATATTTCCTGAGATTCAATATACTCAGCCTATTTTACAAACAGTTGCAGGAGGAGGAGAATTAAATTCAGGAATGTACCAAATAGCATACAGATTAATTACATCTGACGGAAAAGAAACTTTAGTTTCTCCTCCAAGTAATATGATTCATATTACAAGAGCTGCAGAGTTTGATTCAATTCCAAAATATGTAGGAGAACCTGAAAAAATAAATTCAGGTAAAAGTATTACCATTACTGTAGATACTACTAATTATGTAGGAAAATTTGAAAAAATAGAATTCTTAGCACTTTATTATGAAAGTCCTACAGCTACTCCAATAGCTACTTCTATCGAAGAAATTAATATTACTACTAATTCTACAGAACTTCTTTATACAGGAACAGAAGGAACTATTTTTGATGTAGAGCTATTTACATTTACTTCTAAGAATTTTGCATTTAAAACTTTTAAAACAGTTACTCAAAAAGATAATTATTTAGTAGGAGCAAATATAAAATCTTCTACTATAAATGCTCAAAGTCTTTTAGAAGGAGCAGATACTTTTAGTGCTTTAACTGCTAGATATAATTCTTCATTACAAACTCCAAACGGAGTAGGAACTCCTCAAGATAGATTAGATAATGCTTTTAATGCAGATTTTAATAAAGACGAACATTGGGAACCTACTTGGCATAATGCAGTTAATCAATATAAATATCAAGACAACGGAACTATTTTAGGAGGTACAGGGCCTAATATTTCATATAGTTTTCATCTAGAACCTATGACTATTGATGTAGAAGGACAAGCTAAATTTCATAATATTGGAGGAAATATAAAATATGGATACGATAATAATCATGATTTAGACGATGGTTATGGAATTTATCCTAATCCTAGCTTTGCAAATAACGCCTCTCCTAATATTTCAGGATTACTTCGAGGATATAAAAGAGGAGAAACTTATAGATTTGGGATTATATTTTATACTAAAAAAGGAGAAGCTACTTATGTAGAATTCATAGGAGATATTAAATTTCCAGATATATCAGAAGCAGACGGTACGCCTAATTTTTCAGGAAATTATTTCCCTATATCGACAATGCCTAGTGAATTTCCTGTAGGAAGTTTTTTTGGTCAAATAGCAACAGGTTTTAATTTAGGTATAAAATTTACAGTAGACTTTAGTACTTGTCAAAGTTTATTAGATAAAATATCAGGATTTCAAATAGTAAGAGTTGAAAGAAAAGAAGTAGATAAACGTAGATTATGTACAGGTATTTTAAGTCCTTTAGGCTATCAAGAAACTGGTAACACTACACCAAACGATTTTGATTTTAGAGTAGATGGAAATGAAAACGTAGTTCATCATTTTAATGCTAGTCCCAATATAACAGGTCCTAATTTAATACAAGATAGTTTAACCTTTTTTAGAGACGAACAAGATCCTCTTGCAAATATTATTAGCGGTCCAAATGTCACAATAAGAGCTCAACATTTATCTTTCTATTCTCCTGAAATTTCTTATAAGTATTCTAATATTTCAGATATAGGAACTAATTTAGGAAATAACCCTGGATTATTAATAACAGGACATTATAGTCACGCAGTTCTTAGTGGAGATTATGAAGACCAAAGATCTTCTTCTTCAGGACCTGATGCATTAAATTTAGGAAATCATGCTACATTATATGATTTAGGAGTTAAGTTTAGAAGAACTCTTCCTGTAACTTTTAACAGTGTAGAAAATATAAGAAGATTAGATAATGCTACTTATTTTGATATGCGGGATAGTACGAATGTAAGTATAGGAACTAAAACAGCTTCTTGGAGTACAGCAAACAATGGAGGTTCAGGAGCAACTAGTCCAGAAATGCCTGCTACCCCTAGCTATATGAGAAATTATTATGTAAACGCTTCTACATTAAATGATCCTAGTGGAACAGGAGCAGGACTTGCTAGAGCAGGTTCTAATATATCTGCATTAACTAAACAATATATAAATAATCCTTTAACAGGAACAGCTATTATAAATCCTGCTACTACAGATTACTTTCTCGTACAAGGTACTACTACTCACGTACCTTTACAACCTGCTATTCAATCTTTAACAAACGCAGGAGCAAATTTTACTATAAATGAAGCTATTCCTATAGCAGATTTAATTATTCCAAAAAGTGAAGTATATGGAGGAAGTACGCAAAATGCATTAGAATCTAATAGTTTTATAATAGCTTCTCCTATAATAAAAACAGAATCAGTTACAACTAGTTATAGTCCTATAGTTTTTGGAGGAGATATTTTTATAAATATGTATTCTTTACAAAAAGCTATGGTAGAATTTAATGCAGAATTTTATGATGCAGGTTTAGCAAGTAATACATATGAACAACCTTTTACAAGAACAGATTTATTGGTAACAGAAAGTTGTGTTAATGCTAGCTTACATCACGGAGCTAATACTACTACTGGTGTTAAATTTAAAATAGCAATAGCAACAAGTGAAGTAGAAAGTGAGTATTATAGACAAGAAGATAATAATAGTTTTTCAAATTATGGATTATTAAATCCAGGAGAAACTCAATATACAATGTATAATTATAATGAAGTATATTCCTCAATAAATAAAAAAGTATTATTTTTTACTTTACCTGAAAATTTAATTGATACTTCATTAACAAATGATGTACGAGCTTTTTTATCTGATGTAAAAGTAAATGGAGAAGATATAGATTCTTGGACAAAGTTTGCTATTAATGATTTTTATGATATAGACGATCATGGTCCTATAAATAAAATTGTAAACTTTAAAGACAATGTTTATTTCTTACAAGATCAAGCAACAGGAGTTTATGCTATCAATAGAGAAGCGGTTACTACAACAGATGATGGAGTTCCTACAGAATTAGGGATATCTCAAGGTTGGGGTAAACATCAATATTTTTCTAAAGAAAATGGATCTATACACCAATGGGCGGTAGCTGTAACTGACAGAGGTATTTATTTCTTTGATGCTATTCATAGAAAAATATTTCAATTAGGTCAAGCAAAAACAGGTATGAGTAATAGTCCTTTATCAGAAGTAAAAGGAATGCATTCTTATTTACAAGAGTTAGGTCCTGCAGTATTTAAAAGAAAAGAAGATGGAGGAGATAATCCTATACTATCAAGAGGAGCTCATATTGGAGTAGATGAAATTAATGATGAAATTATTTTTACATTTTTATCTTCTACATTAGCTGATCTTTTTGATTTTAAATCTATAGTATTTGACGAACTTACAGGAACGTTCTCTACTAGATTATCTATAACTCCTAAAATATGGATCAATAATGGTAATACTTTATTAACTACAACATTAGACACGGGCGTGAGCGTGTGGGCCCACAACATAGGAAACTGGGGAGAGTTTTACGGGACTCAAACAGGATGTGAACTTACACTAGTTATTAATCCTAAAGCAGATATAAATAAAGTTCTTAGATTCTTAGAATTCAATAGCATAGTTCGTGACGATGACAAAGTAATAGATAGAACTAAAACTATTACAGGATTTAAAATTACTACAGAAACTCAAGCTAGTGATAGTATTTATGAAACTACTCCTGAATCTTTAACAAGAATAAAAAGACGTTTTGATAAATGGAGAATTAAACTTCCTAGAGATGTTAATTCTACTAGTCAAAAAGGAAGGTTTAGATCTACACATTTTTTATTAACTTTATATTTCGACAATACTTATAATAAAGAACTAATTATGAATAGATTAGTTTCTTTTTATGACCCACAAATATTCTAATGGCAAAAAGGTATCCATATATTCCAATATATTATAAATCTAAAGGCACTAAAATCTTTAGAGATACTACTGATGCGCCTCCTACAGCGCATGATAATGGAGGTAATTTAAATCTTGATGGAACACAACAAGTTGATTTACCAGAAACTACTGTTTATGGCGCACCAGAATCTAGAAAATTACAAGGTACTCTTCGTCAAAAATTAGATCAATTAAAAAGAGCTGCTCAAAAATATTATGAAGACAGAGGCTTTGGAAGAATATTTTTAAAGCAAGACCCTACTAGTGAAATATCGGGATTAAAACAAAATGTACAAGCTTATAAAGATTTATTAGAAGAAGAGAAAGGAAGATATGTAAAAGCAGAAATAGCTTTACAAGATCTTCAGAAACATTATCCTGATACTTGGGGAGATAAAAAATTAGCAGATGTTTTTACACCTCAAGGATATCAAAGTCTTCTTTCTTTACAAAAGAATGATAAAATTTCTACAGATAGATTTCGTACATACTATGATAACTTTGCTAAAGAGTTTGATCCTTACATGGCTAAAGGTAGAGGTCCCGATGCAGTATACAGTGCAAAAGGAGCTAGAGAAGCCTGGGGTAAAGATTGGGACGAGTTTACAAGTATGGTAAATAAATTTGCTCTTGCCGCTCCTATGTTAGGTGGAGCAGCTGCATTAGCTCCAGCAGCAGGATCTCTTTCTGTACCAGGTCTTGGATCAGCTACTAAAGCAGCGCTTACTGCTCCTATGTTTTCAGGAGCTCCCTCATGGTTAACACCATTAACAGCTTTAGAATTTTATGGAGCTCATCATATGGCAAGTGAATTAGGTAGAAGTGATTCCGATACAAGAAAAAGTTTAAGAAAAGCTTACCAAAATCCTACAGCTTCTAACATTGCAGGAGCAGTAGGAGATACAGGATTTGCAATATTAGGAGGAGCGCCTACTGGTATTACTGCAGCAAAATGGCTTGCAACTAGAGGATCAGGCGCTGCTAGAGCTGTTAAAAATCTTCCTCAAATTAAAGACTTTAAAACAGGTCTTCAAAATGTAAGGAAAGGAGAAGCTAAAATAAGTGACATGCTTAAAAGTCAGACTTTATATAGATTTGATAAGCCTGCAATAAATATTCCTTCTACTTCTCCAAGGACTATTGATCCACTTGAAGGTAGATGGTATATGTCTACTAAGAATCCTGATTTAATAAAGTATTACAAAGAAAGTCCTTTATTTAAACAAGTTACAGGAACTAAAGCTTCTTTAAAACCTTATAATGTTTCTGAAATGCAGAAAGCTGCTGCTAGCGGAAAGACTATACCTTTTGATTATACTACAGCTATAGGCAGAAGTATAAGCTCTGCAGACAATCCTGCAATGCAAGCTTATATTAAACAGTATCCTATTAAATCAAAATCTAAAATAATTCCTACTAGAGAAGAAATATGGAGTTTAGTAAATAAACCTCATAGCTATTGGAAAGATCCTCTATATACAAATAATCCTGGAATGCAACATGCATTAAAAGGTGCTCCTGCTTCTAGACATGAATACGTTTTACCTTCAAAATTAGCTTTCCCTGCTCCAAAAGGAACAGAACAATTTAATATAAATTATAATCCTGTTAAAGATTTACCTGCACAATGGAGAATATTAGCTAAAGAAACAGAAGCAGCTGTAGAACCTATATATGCAGGAGCTCAAAGATTTGCTAAACCTTTTGGAAAAGGAACTAAAGTTGTTAAGGCATCAGGAATAAGAAATGAAGATCAAAATCAAGAATTAAATATTGATCCTAAATTATATGAAGCAGCGAGAAAAGGAGTCTTTATGTCTGGATGGGATTTACTAAATGATACAAATGAATAAGATATGGTTGAGTATACTAATTTAACGGATCCTCCTAAATTAAGTAGTCTTGATAAAAATGATAGACTAGCTTTAGTTTATAATGAAGTAATTGCTCATATTGCAAGATTAAAACAATCTGGAAGAATTCCTGAAGGAATGGATTTAAATGCAGAAGGTATTACTACTCAAATTATTTTAGAAAGTAATTGGGGAGCATCTCCTTTAGCAGAAAGAACAAATAACTTTGGAGGATTAACTGCAGGTAAAGCTTGGAAAGGAGAAATAGAAACTGTAGAAAATGATCCTTTTACAGGTAAAACATATCATTATAGAAAATTTAAAACTCCTCTTGAAGGTATTAAAGCTCAAGTAGAATTTTTTTTACCTGATGTAAATCCTAGATATGCAAAGGCAGGAGTATTAAAAGCTAAAAATGCCGAAGAACATTTTGCAAGAGTTAAAGCTGCAGGTTATGCAGAAGATGCTAATTATGTAAGCAAACTAAGTAAAATGGTTAAGTCTACTATTAGACCTAGGTTAAAAAGAGGAGGCAATCAGGAAAATATAAATGGTTGGATAAAAGAACAAGATGCTTATGATGCAGGAGAGGATTACGTAAAAGAACTACAACAATACGAAACAGCTAGTCAAACTCCTACAGGAAATATGTATCCCTTTATGTCACAAATGGCTGCTTCTAAACAAGTTAAACCTAAAGATCTTTTTGGAGATATAGATACAACTTCAATTAAAAGAAATTACATTTCTGAAAATAATGTAGCAGATGCTAAAACTTTTGTTCCTAGTGAAGAACAAGCAGAAGCAGAAGCAGAAAAACAAGCAACCGCATTAAAACGACAAGCACAGTTAGAAAAATATTTAGCTACTCCTGTGACTAGTTCTAATACTCCTACATTTGGACAAGGGTCTATGTTCGGTCAAGGGCAACTATTTGGGGCTTCTAAGAAAAGAGCAGGAGGTTCTAATGTAGGTAAATATCCTAATGTAAAGTCTTTTGCAGGACCGTCAGGTGGAGCACCAGCTGGTAGTTATCCTATTAATACAATTGAAAGAGGGCGATCAGCGTTAAAGCTAGCACACCATGCTCCTAATCCTTCAGGTATAAAACAAGCAGTTTATAGCAAGTATCCTAGTTTAAAAAAGAGTAACGGAGGACCCATAGGGCCTATACGTCCTATACCAGGTCTTTTTGAGCAAATGATGGAAAATTATTACATGGGTCTTTCTCCAGAAGAAGGAGAAAAACTAAAAGAATCAGCTATTAATTACCAAGATCTCTTACGAGCAAAACAAGAAAAAGTCGTTCAAGAAGAAGAATACGTAACAGGTGTTCAACAAAAAATGGCAGAGATTGCAAGAGAAAGAAGCGAGCCAGGAACTCCTTATGAAGAAGATTACGAGTATTTAGGTATACCTTTTATGGCTGATGAAACTTCTTGGTTCCATAAATTAAACGACCCAGAGACAGGCGAACCTATGATACCTTACTCTTGTCAAGGAGTTGCTTGTGCAATTGGTCGTAAAGCAGGAGCAACTGCTGCTCAAGATTATAGAGGAGTACAAGCAGGAGATCCTTGGAGAGTTATAACAGGAAGCCGTACAGTAGATAATCCTGATGTCTTAGCAGGTATGGGATTATATCCTATAGAAAATTTAGGAGAAGATGCTAAACTACAACCAGGAGACATGATGAGAATGGGTTATCCTACAGGAGGCACTTATCATAATGTAATTGCTATAACTCCTGAAGAACAGGAAAACTATGATGACTTTCAAGCAGGGTATGCTTCTGAATGGTATAAAGGAGTAAAACGAGGACCTTGGACATATGATCCTGAACAATCGACAGCTTTTAGGTATTTAAGAAATTTACCTAAATTACAAGAAGAATTAAAAAGTTTAGAAGAAGATAGCTCACCAATAAAACAATATGAAGCTTATAAAAAAGCTAATCTTCCTCAGAGACTTGAATTACAAAAACCTGGACAATTATCTTTTGTAGGACCTACAAAGTTAATTAATACTGAGCCTGCTAAAACAAAAAGAAAATTATTCAGAAACCGATAATATAGTAAATTATTTTAAAAATAAGTAACTTTATAAAAATTTAAGAAAAATGAAAAAAAGAATTCCTAATTCATATTCTGCATTTCCCTCCAGTGTAAATATGAGATACGGCAAACGTATGAGTAATGGAGGCGCTATGAATCAGTTAACAGAATTTAACGAAGGAGGCCGCCATGAAGAAAATGGTTTAGGCGGAATTCCTCAAGGTATGAATGAACAAGGGCAAATGAATCTAGTAGAAGAGGGAGAAACTAAATTCAATGCTGAGAATTATATTTTTTCTGATACTCTTAAAATAGATAAAGAATTAGCAAAAGCTTTTAACCTTAATTCAAAGATGGTAGGTAAAACTTTTGCAGACGCTTCTAAACTAGCTGGACGTAAAAAATCTAGAAGAGAAGGAGATAAAATAGAAGAAGCTGCTAACGATGCAGACTTAATGAATCTTATGGAAGCTCAAGAAGCTTTCAAGCAAAAAGAAATAGAAGAAAGACTAGCAGAAATAGATGCATTAGACCCTACTGTTCTTCCTGCTATGATGGGACAAGGACAATCTCAAGGTGATCCAGCAATGGGAGGACAAATGCAAGAAGCTCCTATGGATGAGCAAGCTATGATGGAACAACAAATGATGGCGGAACAAGGACAACCATCTCCAGAAGAAATGGCTATGATGCAGCAGCAACAAGATATGGCTATGGGCCAACAAGAAGGTATGATGAGAAGCGGAGGTAAGATACCTAAATCAGTATTATTATCTAGAGCAAAATCTCATATGTCTGATGCAGCTGCACAAGAGTATGTAAAAAATTATGATAACGGAGGTAATTTAGGAGGACCTTATCCTAGACACAGCATTGGTTTAGGTTATAAAAGACCAGTATATCCTATGACTGAAGAAGAAGCTAGAAGACAAAAAATATATGAAGGACCTTATAAAGATCATGTAGAAAGGTTAAATGATATAGATTTAGCATTTGATAATCCAACTGCTTTAGTAACAGGAGAACCATTAGCAGGAGAAAAATCTTTATTTAAAGACTATCTAAAATGGTGGGATTCACCGCAACCTTATCGTCCAACTCGTAAAGATGAATGGCCAGAAGCTGAAAAGTTAGGTGGATATTTAGGAGACGGAAAAAGTTCTTTTGGAGGCGGAGGTTATATGTCACGTTCATATGCACCAGGAGGTTTTATGGGAATGAACATGGCTAATGCAGGTATGATGAATGCAAATCCAAATCCTTGTGGAGATCCTCCATTACCTCCATGTCCAGGACAAGAAACAGGATTTACTTCAACTATAAAAACTAGAGATACAGGCAGCGCTATTCAAAATTTTAGTCCTCATTTATCTTGGACAGAAGAAGCAGGTTTTGAAGATGATAGAATAATGCAAGATATTCGTCAAAATATGATAAGTAATTTAGGAGCTGTTGGTACTAGCACAGATCCTGCTTATGGTGGCGGAACAGGAATTGGAGAATTTCCTGATAAAGAACGTACAAGAAAATTTAAAGATTTTGTAGGAAAAGTAAAAGATGATTTCGTAGACAAACGAGAAAATATAAAAGCTTTTAGACAAAAACCAAATACAGCAGGTCGTAGATATACACATATGAATAGAGCTCTTAATGTGTTTAGACCAAAAAACGATAGAATAAGAAATAGTGGTAATATGCGTTTTGCTGTAAAACACCCTAGAGCAACACAAGATGCACAAGGAAATAATCTTAGAGCTTTAAGTAATCTTTTTCTTGGAGTACCAGATAAAAGTAAATGGGTAGGTAGATTTGGAGAAGATCAAATGAGAAGAGGAGGAGGAAAATTATGTTACGGATGTGGAGGTAAGATGCATGCTTACGGAGGTCGTATGAGCGTACCAGGTGTTCAACATAAATATGGAGCAGGTATGCAAACTGCAGGAACTATTTTAGATACTGCTGCAGATTTTGCTAAATATATTCCTGTAGTAGGACAAATTGTAGCTCCTGTTGCAGAAGCAGGAGCAAATGTTTTAAAAGGAGCAGGAGAAGCAAAAGCTACTGATACTGCATATACTTTAAAAGACGCTGCTTTTGATGCAGGTTCTGGAGCAGCAGGAACTTTTGTACCTGGTGCAGAACAATTTATACAAACTATAGGAGATCAGGCAACAAAAAAAGATAAAGAAGCAGAGATGGCAAAAAAACAAGCAATTCTTGCTGACAAAAATCATCCTGATCATAAAAAAGTTAAAGCTGCAATGGAAGCTAGAGCAAATGATGAATCTTTACAAAATGCTCAAACATTTCAAAATGTATGGAATCAAACTGCAGGAATGGCAAGTCAATTTATAAATCCTGGAGAAGCAGCAGATACTGCAGCAACTGTTACTGAAGTTGCTCCTGATGCTATAACGGATACTGTAACAGACACTACAGGACTAGTTGGTGAAGGTATGGGGTATGGTAATTGGGCAGATATAGATATGGGAGCTCCAGAATTACCTTTTGGAACAGGAGGTCGTATGGGATCTAACTATCTTAAAAATGGCGGAGGTCTTTGGGCTAATATACGAGCTAAGAAAGAAAGAATGGGAAAAAATTATCGTCCTGCTAAACCAGGAGATAAAGATTACCCAAGCGATGAAGCAATAGAAGCTGCTCAAAAACCAATGGGAGGAAGTTTAACTAATCCAACTGATCCTATGAATATAGAGCCTCTACCATTAATGCCTGCTAATCAATTTGGTTCTCCTGCTCAAGCAACATTACCTTTTAATTATGCATATAATATGCAACCTACAAGTATTGCAGATTTCTTTCAAGGAGAGAATGAAATAAATGTAGATGTCGATCAAGAAGATGTTAATAGAGATTTTAAATTTAAAGAAACTCCTATGCAAGCTGCAGCTAAAGCATTGCCTATTGCAGCTAACTTATATTCAGGATTATTTTCTAAATACGATCCTAAATATGAACCTGAGTTTGTAGCCACTAAGGCTCCTAAATTAGATTACACAGAATCTGTTAATGCTATTAGAAGATCTACTGCAGGTTTAAGAAAAGACTTAAGAAAGTTTGGAAGAAACCCAGGTAATTTACAAGTAGCTGCGCAAAAAGGAGCTCAATTAGAAGCACAAGCTATTCAGCAAGTAGACACTATTAATGCTAAACTACAATTTGAAGCAGAGAAATTGAATAAAGCAGAAAAGCAAAAGCTTGAGAGAATAAAGAAACAATTGATGCTTACTTTTGATGAAGCTAAAAGAAAATCTTTACAAGCATCTGCTGAACAAACTAAACAAATGGTAGAAGCAAATCAAGCAAATGAATTAGCAGCTTACTATGCTACAATGGCAGGTGAAGGCATTGGTTCAGTAGAATATAAAACTTTAGCAGATCAATTTGCAGAGATGTTAAAGAATAGAAATAAAAATAAAAAGAAAAAGTAATGCCTTTAACGCCTTTATCTACTCCATTTACTACAGAATATAAGCCTCTTGGATTAGAAGCCTTTGCGGAGCCTTTGTCTAAAATGAAAGAAAAGTTTGATGTAACTAAATCTGAAATAGATAAAACTAAGTACGCTTTATCACGTATGAGTCAAGACGATGAAAGAGCTAAAAAGTTATTGGCAGATTTAGATGCAAAAACTCAAGAACTTTCTCAAAATTTAACTCGATCAGGTAACTATAGAGTAGCTACTCAACAGCTTCAAGATTTAAACGAATGGTTTAATACTAATCCTGAGTTTGCAGGAATGAAGCAAAACTATAATAATTATCAGAAGAATTATGCATTAATGCAGAAGAAGTTAGAAAAAAGAGAAATAACTCAAGATGACTTTGAAACCTGGGATTATTATGTTAGAAATAAATTCTCAGGAACTAATTACGATCCTACTACAGGTAATTATAGTACTGGAAACTTTACTCCTAAATCAGAAAACAGAGAAAAAGAAATAGAAGACTTAGTTCTTAAGATAGCAGCTATGGAAGAAGACCAACAAGTAAATGCTATTATGGGGATAAATAGTGCTGTAGATGCTGGAGAGATAAGACAGCAACTAACTAAATATAGGACAAAAGAAGATGCTGCTAGGTCTATTAGAAACTTTATTACAACAGGAGAAAGATTTAAAAATTGGAAACAAGAAGATGCTCAGATGAAGTTTTTCGAATTAAACGATAGAACTAAGAAAGCAGCTCTTCAAGGATTAACTGAAGATAAAGACCCTTATCAATTTTCTAGAAATGTTTTAATCGAATCTCTTCCTGAATTAGAAGAGCTCCACGATCAAGTTACTAAAGTAATAGCTAATCCAAATGCTACATCTGAGGATATAGCTAAAGCTAAAGAAATACAAGCCGAAGCAGAAGAAAAAATGGCTGACATCCAAACTATGTTAGAAAACAATGATGTTGAAGCTATAGAACAAGAAGCTGCAGGTATTTATGTAGCAGATAAGTTAGGATACTTTGATAAGATAGCATTAGCAGGCGCTGACATTGTAGACTTTATTAATGAGGGAGCGATTAGCTCCTCTGGTAGTGGTAGGAAATCTACTAAAATAAAAGAAGCAAATGAAGTAGGAGATATTGCTACACAGTTAAATCCTGTCAATGTTATGAAAGAAACTCCTTTAGCAGGAGGTACTTCTCCTTTTAACGCAGAAGAAAATATACAACTTGAACCAGTTGAGTATACTATAAGCGCTACAGGAGCTGATGGAGAAACTTATGAAAAAGTAGTAGAGATAGAGCCTTCTTCTAGTATAGGTGCAATGTATCAAAAAAATGTAGATGTGCTTACTCCATTTGTAGGTGGAGTTTCTAAATATACTACAGGAGATGGAACAGTAAGCTATGCCCAAACAAGTGATTATATATTAACTGTTCATGCAGAAAACGAAGCATTGTCTAAGACTACTCTTGGTTTTGAGCAAATGTACGATCAAAGAATAGCTACTTTAACAGATGATATTAATGCTTATAAAGTTGAATTATTAGACCCAACTTTAACAGAAGAACAAGAAGCAGAATTAGAAGCTAAAATTAAAGACGCTAGAAAAGAAAAATATCAAGCTACTTATTCTAAAGTAGGACAATTAAAAGACCTTGATTTCTTAGTAACAGAATATATAAATGATAAATCAGAAGAAGAGCTAGTTCAAATTATAAAAGACCAAGCAGGAGATCTTAATCTTTCTGATGAAGATATTATAAAAGACATAACTAAATTAAAAGAAGACTTCGAAGCTAATACTGTAAGTAGTCCTAAATTCTTAGATAAAGAATTAAATTCTTTAATAGGAACTAGAAAACAAGAAAAAAATGAACTAGTAAAAAATCTAGATAACGAATTTAAAGATCTTATGGACGAGGCTGCTAGACAGTTTATGGGAAAAGAAACTAGCGAGTTAACTGAAGCAGAACAAGAACAATTAGAACTTTATGTAAGCGGCAGAATGGATCAACAAGAAGAAGGTTATGAGAATATTCCTGAAGAAGTAAAGGCTGAGAGACAAAGAATTTTTGAAAGACTTAATGCTATTGACGGAGAAATGGACAGTGCACTTGATATGGTCGACAATGTTTTTTCCCCTGGTGAACTACTATTGAATAAAATTTATAAAGAGTATAGAAAATCTAAAACTTTAGGAAGCGAGCAATTCTATCAGATTCCTCAAATAATTGTAGACAAAGGCGCTGATAAATTCTCTAGTGGGCAATTTAAAGCTTTAGTAGACGACGGAATGGTAGCAAGAGGTAGTAGAAATTCTAGAGTAATATGGGATCCTTCTACAAGACAATCTATTGCAATGGACCCAGGAGGTCTTAAGCATTCTTATACTTTAGATGCATATCGTACAGATACTCCTAGATTTGCAGGAGTAGACCAAAATGGTAATGTTATTATGGCATTCTATAGAAAATCAGCATTAACCGATCAAAATCAAAATTTAAAAGATTGGCAATCTTATATAGATAAAGGAATCCAACCTTTAGCTGAAACAACTCAAAAACGACTTGAAGCATATGAAGCTGGCGAAGACGTTAGAGTAAAATTCAGTAAGCAGGAATTAGAAGCAATGCAAAAAAATAATCCTGAAGTTTTATATTTAAGTTCAGAAGGATTAGATTATAAGCCTATAGAAACAGTAACAGAAAACTTTGTAGATTATATAGAAAGCGCTAATGCTATTGCTAATCCTGATAATAGAATAGAATTCATAGAAAAACAAAGAGCTAACTACGCTCCTTTCTATATGGCTTCTAATCCTAAAGCAGCTAGAGAATATAATCAATTTGCTAATACTCTTCAGTATAGAGCAAATAATGGAATAGAGTCTTCGATAAGTCAAGGAGCAACTAAGCCAGCACAAAGCCCTCCTTATACTGACGCGCAAGGAAGAGAAGTACAAAAAGAATATCAAGCTACTTTCCAAACAACAGCTGATAAAGAAATTCTAGTTCAATATACAGAAGTAATTAGAGACGCAAATAATTACGATAATATTATCTCTACTGATGAATTACCTGCCCTTACAATAAGTAATCAAGTAAATCTTCCTACTGCTTTAGCAAAATTAGATTTAACTTTTGGAACAGGTGCAGATTTAAATTTAACATACACTGCTAAAGGAGGAAGAAGACAACCTTTAGTATTAGCATTTATGGTAGACTCTGATGTATATAGAGATCCTAGAAGAATGCAAAATATTATTAAATAATGGCAGACGAGAAAGAACTCAATCTTAAAGGGATGGATACTAGTAATCCTGATGGAGAACCTCAAATAAATCCCATACTACAATCTGCAGAAGAAAAAATACAATCTTCTGATGCTTATATACAGCCTAGAAAAGAGCAACAAGATTTTATAAATAATCTAGCAAATGCAGGTATTAACGGAGTAACTAATGATACTATTAAGGGAACTAACTTTATGGTAGATCCCGCTGCTAAAGAATTATTTACTTCTGTTGATTTAGCTAAAGCAATTCCTGATCCTAATGAGCGTGCAGAATATATTAGACAGCACGGCAGTAAAATGACTAGGCTACTAGATCCTGATACTTATGGTATAACATTTAATAGAGAGATAGGAGATTATGCTGCATTTAGACAAAACAATTATTACAAACAATTAAAAAAGTTTGTAGATGATTTAGATGAAAATCAAGGTTTTTGGGAATCATTGGGAACTACTTCTGGTAAATTAGCAGGTTCTACATTAAATAATATAGGAGCAAATATTTTAGCACCTATATATGGAGTAGGATCAGCATTATGGAATTGGGATAGAACTAAAGTTTTTGATAATGATGTAGGCGAGTGGTTTAATAAAAACCAAGAATACATAGACCAACGTCTTGTAATCTACGGAGGATACGATTATGCTAAAAACAGAGATAAACAAACTTTCTTTTCTAGAATAGCTGATCATCCTTTTAAATCTATTAACGACGATATTGTTCCCACAGTCTCTTTTGTTATGGGGGCAGTGGGTGCAGAAATACTTTTAGGAAAAGTAGGATTAAAAGGAGCCATGGGAAGGCCCACTAGAACGATAGCTCGTGCAGGCGCTATTGGTACAGAAAAATTTTCTAAAGCTTACAGAGCTATTAGAGGTTTAGAAAAATTAGACGACATACAGTCTATGAGAAAGATAGTAAAAGCTACCGATGCTTTACAAAAAGGTATGGGTACTATAGGAACTATGTATCGATCAGCTGCTTATGAATCAGCAATGATTGGTAAAGACACTCAAGACAGTACTTTATTACAATCTAAATACGGATATATAAAGAACGATCCTCAATTGTTTGAGGAATATAAAGAACTTGTTCGCCAAAATACAGATGAGTTTGGTAATCTAGAAATCTCAGAAGAAGAAATCATTGAAACTATTGCTAGAAAAATTCCTAGAGGAGAACTAGCAATGATGCAACATAATTCTAAGAATGCAGGTACGGCAGCATTCCTTACTAATATTCCATTAGTAGGTGCTAGTTATATGATTCAGTTCCCTAAAATATTTGGATCAGGTTTTAGAAACAATCAAAAGATTTTATCTAGAAGCGGAGTCCTTTATGGAACAACTAGAGATGCTACAGGAAAATTAGTTTCAGAATTTGCAAGTGCAACTAAATTAGAAAAATTCTTATTTAAATATGCAATGCCTTCATTAAAAGTAGGTATTACTGAAGGATTTGAAGAATTTTCTCAAGGTGTTATAGAAAAAGGATATTCAGACTATTGGGCTTCTCCTTATACTAAAAGCGCTAGAGACTCTTCTATAGGCTTTATACAAGCTATGGCAAGTGCTTCTAGAAAGTATGCTACATCTATAGAAGGAATTGATTCCATGAGTTTAGGATTTTTAATGGGATTCTTAGGGATTCCTATGGTAAAACCTAAAGCAAGTGGTAAGATGGGTCTTGGATGGAGCGGGGGTTTTTATGAAGCAGTAGGAGAAGTATCAGAAAAGATTTCTGAAGTAGAAGCTGCTATAAAAAATTATAATGAAGGAATTCAAATGAATGAAGTCCTTAAAAATAATTTCGATGCTTTTAGAAAATCTGTTAGTATACAAGAAGATAAAGATCTTGCTCTAGCTAAAGGAGATGTCTTTGGATATAAGAACGCAGAATTTGATGAGCTATTTAATTTTGTAGAAAACAGAATGAGCAATGGAATTCTGGACACAGTGTACCAGGATATAGATGCTTTAGAGAATATGTCTCTAGAAGAGTTTAACGAACAGTTTGCTCACAAAGATGAAGCTCTTCAATTTACAGAAGAAACTAAAAAGAAGAATTTAGAAACTCTTCGTAAAAGAGTTGACACAATTGTTAAGAATCAAGATACATTTGATTCTATAGCTAGTGATAGAAAAACCTGGATAGATAAATTCTTTCTTAAAAATTATAAAGGATTAGATCAATTAGAAGAACTTGACCCAAGTAAGAATCCTGAGCTCGAAATGGATCAGCAGGATTATATGCGAGCAAAAGCAAACTTTATAAGAAATAAACAAAACGCTCTTAAAAAACAAGCTGTTTATTTATTATCTAGTAGAGACAATCTAAAAGAAAGAGAAAAAGAACTAAGAGAAAAACTAAATGAATTAGCTCCTAATAGTAATCTAGATGTTTTATATAAAGATGAAAATTATAGAGAAGTACTAGCAGCTGTAGAAAAAGGAGACGTAATTTATTTTGCACAAGAAGAAGGCAAGAAAAAACTAGATAGTTTTATTAAAGAGATCTTAGGTCAAATAAAAGAAGATAATTTTGAATCATATAACTTTAATAAATCTGAAATAGAAGGTATTGTTAAAGATATATTTCAAATTAAAACTAAGCAAGCTAAAGTTTCTGAAATCTATTCTACTCTCTTTACAAATAAAGGAGCCAATACCTGGTTTAAATTAAAAGAAGATTTTGAAAAACAATTTGCTGAAGAGCTTATAGATGGCATAAAAAAACGAGCAGAAGAAGCTGTCAATAAAAAACAAGATGGTTCTAGTGTAAAAACAAATCTTGATTCTTATAGAGAACTTTTTGGAAAAGATGTTCCTGCTCATTCTGAAAATGTTATAAGCCAATTAAATACTGTAAAATCAAAATTATCTGACCCAGAAACTGCTCCATATGAAGAAGTAGTTGAGGCATTAAAAGATGGAAAGAATGCTAATCTAGTAGAACATATTTTTGAAGTTATGGAAAGCCGAGACGAGCTTCCTAATGGATTAGATTACTCATTAGATAATATAGATAACTTTAAAGATAACGAGGATTTTAAAACTAGTTTTTTAAATGCATTCAATACTATTCTAAATAACTATGAAGATATAGTTTCAGAGATTTCTAAACGTAATACTAACTTTGCTAATTCAAAGAAAGAAAACGTAACTCCTGAACCTGTACAAAGTACATCAGAGTTTAAAGACGAGAAGAAAGAAGCTTTTACTATTGATGACATGTTCGAAGAAGCTGTCGAACAATCTACTAGTGGTAACATTCCTACTATTAACGAAAAGCAATTAAGATTTGACGAAGACGGCAAATTAATAAAAACGCCAATAAATCCACAAACAGGTAAACCTTATCCTTGGGAAGATAGTCAAGGTAGACCAACTACTCAAACAGAAATAGATGGGTACGACATGAAGAAAGTTAATAGCCCTGATTGGTTAAATAATGAAGATTTAGAAAAATACGAAGAGACAGCTGAATTTAAATTTGCTACTGAGTTAGATGAGAACGGAAATTCTTACGGAGATAAAAGTGTATATGATGCTGATAACATCGGTATTAATGTATATCATGGAGATACTTTTATAGGAAGACTTCAAACAACTTCTAGAAACCCTAGTGTAAAAGGTTTAAGAGAGGCTTTATATAATTCTACAAAAGAAACTGACGGAGGATTTATATCATCAACAACTAAAGACTCTATAGAATCTTATGAAGGATATCAAGCTACTGTTGCTTTTAAAACAGAAACTAAAGAAACTACTACATCAAAGTACGTAGAACAGAAAGATCTGCCTCCTATTATTGTTGAGTATAAAGGAGTTAAATATTCTACTAATGTAGATTTAGTTTTTGGGGAAGGTGAAGTAATTAATCTAGAAACAGGTAAAGTAGTAGGAAATTATTCTTCTCCTTTAGGACGAGCTGTTGTAGATGAGGCTATAAAACAAGGATTATATTTCAAACAAGAACAAACTACTACAGTAGATATAGCATCTGATTTAGGATTACTTGATACACTTAAAAAAGGTGATAATATTATACATCCAAAATTTGGAAAAGGAACAATAGTTAATATTATTGTAGATCCAAACGGTGTTAGATTTGATCAAGTAGAAATTTTATTTCCTGATGAAGGAGGAATAGTAAGAATTTCAAAAACAGGTACATTAGAAGATAGTAAACTAATAAAAACTACTTCGCCAGAAACAGAAGTAGAACAGACTGCTAGAGAAAAAGTAATAGAAGAAAATTTCGATGATATAATTGAACAGCTTAGTAATAGATTCGGTGAAGGGTACGTTGATATCTTAGACGGCAATAACTATATAGGAGAAAAACAATGTTAGTAAAAATCCGTAACTTTGATAAATTTTAATTCATGGCTTGTAAGTATTGGTACGACGGTAATTGGCGAAGTGAGGAAGAGTTTAAATCTATTCTTAATAATGGTTTATTAGATCAGCTATTAAGAGGTGAAGCGATTTCTCTAAAAGAGTTTCAGTTAGATGAAACTAAAATAATCAACAAACCTAAAGAAACTGTACAGCAAGCTCCTGTAAGAGTTAGAATTAAAAGAAAGATTCAAAGAAATCTTAATGTTGGTACAGATCCACAAAACAATGGAGAGCCTTTAAAAAATAATCCTGCTGTTTTATTAAAAAAAGCAGCTGATGCTAGAGGCGATAAAAATAATGAACTACTATTAGTTATTAAAACTATTGATCGTGTTAACATTGGACAAGATGGACAAGGAGATACAGTCATGAGTACTATTCATACAGGGAGAGCGGGGTCAGAAAAAGCAAAAGCATTAAGAGAAAAACTAGAAAACTCTAAAGTAAATCTCAGTGAAAGTTTAGAACCTGGATATGTTTACATGTTAGTTCCTTCTGCATATGGTTTATATCCTGTTAAGTTATTTACCCATAAGATAGCAGATACAAATGATTTTGACACTGTAAAAACTAAACTAAAAGAATTACAAGAAGCTACTAATATTGATGATATCAAAAAAATTAGAGAAGTTCTTGAAGATATTACTTATAGATTTAATATTGAATACAAAAGAGGCAATACTAAAAAAGATTCTTATTTCGAATTTAAGTGGACAGAAGTAGAAGGAGAAGTAATTGTCCCTCAAGAAATAAAAATTCCAGGAGATCAAATAGATGCAGCTATTGATTTTTTAGGAAAAAGAATTAGAAAAATAGATTTTGCTAGAATCAACGAAGGAAACTATAATCAACAAGTTGCAGAAAGCGGAGCTATTACTACTGACTTATTTCATGAAGACGGTAACTTCTTTCATTCAAGTTCTTTCTTTTTAGAAACTTATCAATTAAGTGAGTCTGAGAAAAAAGCTTATGAGCAGCAAGTATTAGACTTTGATAAAAGTGATGAGAAAAATTTCAATGAGGAATTTGGTCCTACATCTAACGAAGCTTATGAGCCTAATCCTAATCAAACTAGTACTAAGAAAGACGAAGCAGAATACTTTGATGATCAAATACCTCCCGATGATTTTGAATTTGAGTTTGATGAAGAGTTAGCACTTCTTTCAGCACAAGCTACAGAAGAAGGAAAGAAACAACAAAAAGGAGAACCAGTAAAAAAAGAAGAGCCAGGTGAAAGAGCTCCGACAAGAGAAGAGATTATAGACTCTGACCAAGAATTATCTGCACAAGATCTTGATGATATAATAAAAGCTGCAGAAGAACAAGGCATCTCTGCAGGTGTAGCAGCAATGGAAGAAACTAGAAGTAATGAAAGTACTCTTCTTGATTCAGAATCAGAGACTGGTGACGATATAGATACTGATGTATCTTCTAGCGATGATATAATAGGAGATCCTTTTGGAGATAGTAATCTTAAAACAAAAATGGGCCCTAAGATGGACCCTGAACTTGCTAAAGAAGATGCTAAGAAAGCTAGAGAACAAGGATTAGAAACTCTTAAAAGAATATTAGGAGAGTCTTTTAAAAGACAGTCAGGAAAGAAAGGCACTGTTAGAGTCATTAAAGATTTTGATTCTTTACGCCACTACCTTCCTAAAGAATCTTTTGAGATGCTGCAACAAGCATTAAAAAACGGAGATGAGTTATATGGATTATTTACTACTGCTGCAGTATTAATATCAGAGTTAGCTCCAGCAGGAACAGAAGCTCACGAAGCATTTCATGTTATTTTTAATTTAGTTCTGCCTATAGAACAAAGAGTTAAAATCTTAAATGAGATCTTTTATAAGTATCAAGAAGAGATTCCTTTAACAAGAAAAGAAGTTACTCTAGAAGACGGTACTAAAGAAGTTCAATATGTTAGACCTACTTTTATTGAGTTAGAAGAATTCTTAGCAGATAAGTTTATGGCTTATGAACAAAGCCAAGAAGTTGATAAGCTTAAGCCTGTAAGCAAGCAACCTGTCCCTGAAGATAAAAGAACGGGGCAACAAAAAACTAAAGATATATTAGCAGGTAAAGAAAATTTTAAAGAGACTAATGCTTTTTTTAAAGGTCTTTCTAGAATGTTACGAGTTTTCTTTAAAAAGAATAAAGTTCTAAACATAGATAACTTATTTGAGAATATAAACTTAGGAGTGTATGCGGATTCTATAAAATTTAAAAACACTGTATTAAAAAGATCTATTAGACAATCTATCGGACAATCTGTAAGAACTACTGCTCCTAACAGAAAGTATATAAATCCAGTTGAGAAAAAATGGGCGTTAAGATATTTTAACAGTAAGATTAAAAAAGCCATTGAAGGATTCCGCCAACAATTAGACCCAGAAAATAAATTATCTGTACCTGAAATAATAAATTTAGTAGGTAAGAAGTCTAAGAACTCAGGTCCTCATATTATATTTAGTAATGCTATTACTGATGTTGTTCGAGATATAGCAGTCGCAAAACAACTTCTTGCACAAGCAGAGGCAGCTGGAGATACTAAAAAAGTTGCTAAGTTTAAAAACTTAATTCATCACTTTAGTAAGTTCTATAAAATCATAACTAATAATCAAAAGATTGTTAGGAAGAATCCAAAAGGTAGAATAGAATTTATGAAGTCTTCTGATTTATTAGAACAGTTTAATAGATTCTTAAAAAGTAATGAAGGTATTGAAATTAGTTATGGAGGATTTGAAGCAGAGAGTAGATCTCCTCAAGAAGGCACTAACGGTCAAGTTACAGAACAAGATTATATAAATGCTATTGAAGAAGGAGAAGATACTCCAGATAGAGTAGCACAGATAAATAGTATTGAAAGAAATCCTAAGCAGGGAATGAAGCAACAGCTTATTAGTTTCTTTGCTAATATTCCTAAATATAATTCTGATGGTTCAAAAGCAATTTCTCCTTTTGGTATTCAAGATGTAGAAGATTCTAATGTAGTATTTGCTGCTTTAGTATCTAAAGTAGCTAATAGTTATACTTTAGAAAACTTTGACGCAAAACTAGCTACTCTAAATAAACCTTGGAAACAAGATGTTATAGATTTATTTGCTCAGAATCCAAGACTAAGAACATTGTTCTTTGCCAATTTTGCTAGTAAAAACTTTGCAGAGTTTGAAAGTGTCTATGAAGTAAATGGAGAATTTAGAGTATTTAGTTCTAACTCTAAAACTATCAAAGATATTATTTCAGAAGATCTTATAGCTAACTTCTTATCTAGTACTAACTCATTATATAAAGTAGGTAAACAAGATGCTCTTTGGACAGATAATATAGACGCAGCTAAAGCCAAAGCTTTCTTAGATGGTTTACTAAAATTAGATTTTTTATATAGACAAAATGATGTTAGTGCTGATGAAAAAGTAGCTGAAAAAAGTGTAGACTTTTTTGAAAACGGAAAATTCTTTAAACTACTTTCTGATCACTTAGCTACTGTAAATCTTTTCTTAACTCCTGAACAATTAGATAAAATCTATAATAGTGGAGGAGCAAAATTCTTATATAAAAGAGGAAAGATTGGAAATCTATTACGTGTTCTCCAAGAGGTAGGTAAAAAACTAGTTGGAACAGATAGAACAGCGATGGAAAGTCGAACTGTTGTTGGCGAAGACGGAAAGAAAAGAACAGTTAAGACTCCTAAATATAAAAGAGACGCAAAAGCAAGAGTTAATCCATTTACTAAACTAACTCCTGAAACAGATATTCAGTACGGAAAAAGTAAAGCTTCAGGAAAAAGTTTAGTACAACAATTAGCAGAAGCTATAGAGCCTGCACTAGACACCGAATTAGTTTCTAGTTTTAGAGGTATAGGAGGTAAAACTAAGTATAACATTATTCTTTCAGGACAGATTAATAAAATGTTAGAAGAAGTTAAAGATGAAGATAGTCTTCAGAAGCTTATAGATAATGTAGCAGGAAATGATTTATTAGTAAGTAACTTGCCTTTCTTACAAGATTTAAAAAATGACGACGGTTTAAGAAATAATCTTAAATCTATTATATTAGACGGACTTACTAGAAAAGGACAAAACAAAGCTGTTACTTATGGTAAGATGTCTGATATAGAATTAGAAGCAACTTCTTTTGGTTTATATTATAGAAGAGGTAAAAGAGAATACCAACAAGGTAATGTGGGTATTAAATTAGGTATACCTTCAAACTCTCCTACTGCCCATTATTTAAAAGTAAAGAGACTTAGTAAAGATGAAATTATAGATAAACTTACAGATACTGCTATCGCAGAAATGGAAAGAATGAAGTTTATCAAAGGCTTGGAAGAACAGTATAAAAAAGAAAAGAAAGAAAATAAAGATGCTGTTCCTCATCCATTATTATTAAATAAGAACTATGTAAAAAGAGGAAAGAACTTTCAATTACTTACTTTTTTAAATAAAGTTCCTGCTAAAAATCTTAAAACTAAACAAGGTATTAAAAAAGAAATTCAAAAATTCTTTGAGTTTAATTTAGAAAAAGATACTTTCTTTAGACAACAATATCTTAAATATAAAGAATCAGGAATTGTTGAAGGAAAAACAGCAGAAGGATTAATGACATTTAATCCTAATATTTTAGACAAAAGTCTAGAAACTACTCAAGCACAAAACGAAGTATTTATAGATTACCTTATGAATACTTTTTATTATAATGCTCAAACAAATGTTTTATTTGCAGGAGATCCTAGTTTTTATAAAGGTACTACAGATTATCAAAAACGTTTTAAGCAAATCTTTAGTCCTGGTACATACACTACTTTAACAGGAAGTTATAGCGCTATTATTTTAGAAGACTCGATGGTTCCTACCTCTAAAGAAAATCTAAAACATATCAATGATATTATTGATAAGTCTAATATGACTCCTGTAGAAAAAGAAGCATTGAAAATAATGTGGAAAGAAAAGGCTAATGCTAAAAAAGTAGGAGATCAAAATAATGAATCAGATGGTGGTACTTTTGTATCTTTAGATTTCCGTAAAAAAATATTAAAAGGTTTAGGAGAGTGGGGAGAAGCCCATGATAAAGCCTATGATAGAATTAAAAAAGGAAAAGAAACTATAGAAGATTTAAGAATTATAGATCCTCCTGCATCTCCATTAAAACCATTTACATTTACACAAATGTATGTTGATGGTGTAAGAGTTCCTATGCAGATTAAGAACTCTGAAACAGTACTTACTAAATCTTTTGCTCTTAAAAAAGATAAGCAAGGTAATCTAGTTTATCCTAAACTTGCTGCAATATATGAAGATATGGAAAGAGGCGCATATGAAGTAGCTCTTTTTGAATCAGCTGTTAAAGTAGGAGGAATAACAAATGGAAAAGATAGTAGGTTTACTCACTATGAAAAGCAAGCTGACGGAAGCTACATACCTTCTGTAGGATATGATAGTGTTAAAGTATTTAATTTAGATATATCTGATTACAGAAAACAGCAAGAAACTCCTGCTCACCATATTGATGAAAGAAGTAATTTTGGATCACAGCTAAGAACTCTTATTACTGGTGATATAGCAATGGACCAGGATTATGATTTATTTATAGGCGATACTAGAACTTCATTAAAAGGATATGAAGTAGTTTCATTATATCAAGATATTATTTTCGACGACTTAAAAGAATCTTTCGAGTCATTAGAAAAAGATATGGTAAATCCTGACGGTACTCTTAATTATGTAAAGCTGATTCCTTTATTAAGAGAACATGCTGTTGAAAGAAATATGGGAGACCAATATCTTCAAGCTATTTCTCCAGTAGAAGTCACTGTTAATGATGCATCATTAGGATCAAAAAAAACAATTACTACAGCTTTGCCTTTATTCCATCCTAGAATTTTATATCAAACAGAAACTCTTTTGCATTCTATCTTTAAAAACAATGTAGTTAAACAAAAAATTAAAGGGGGAGGGGTAATTAACACGCCTTCTTACGGTGTAAGTACTCTTCAAAGAGAAGAAGATGCAGATCTTGTAGGAGAAAGATACCATCCTAAATTAAAAATTGAAGATGGTAAAATTATTTGGGAAGTATTAATGCCTCATACATCAAAGAAATTTTTTCCTACTAAAGACGGAGAAGTTGACTTTGAATACATAAACATGTATGCTTCTGAGCTATTAGAAATTATAGCTAACAGGATTCCGACGGAAGATAAATACTCTATGTTTAATATTAGAATTATAGGATTTACTCCTCCGTCTATGGCTAATACTATTATAATGCCTCCTGAAGTAACTACTATTGCAGGTCTTGACTTCGATATTGATAAATTGTATTTCTTATCTAAACATTTTAGAGTTATAGATAATATTCCCAAAATAACTCAATACTACAGTACTATAGATAACCAAGAACAAGCAAATGATCTTGCTGAAAATATTTATAGAAATAAAATATTAATTAAAAAATTTGCAGAGGATACTATAAAAAATGAAAAAGAAAGAGAAGAGTTTTTAAAAAGAGTAGAAACTTCAATACAAGAAGTAGCTCTAGCCACAAAAGATAAAAATCGTAGCCTTTCAGATATTAAAAGAGAAATTAGAGAAAGTGAAAGAGAATTAAAAAAGTCTAAACAATTAAATACTGAAGATGCTAAAGCTCTAAAAAAAGAACTTCAAGAAACAATCGATTCTTTTTATAATATTTTAAATGGACAAGAATGGGACGAAGAGCTTGTTGAAAAAAGTATAGCGCTTCAAGAAGCAGAAGAAGGTAAAAATGTAATTATTGATGTAATAGCTAGTGCACTTCTTGATGCTAAAAATCTTGGCATAAATATATCAAGTTACAATACTAGAGCAGCTAGAGATAATATGAAAATAAATATTATGAAGTCTATTCTAGAAAATAGAAATACTGCTGCTGCAATTATTAATCCAGGTAACTTTGATTCTTTAAAATATGCAGGTGCTAGAATTAGATTATTAAAAGCAGGCAAAACTAAAGAAGCTAATTTAAAAGGAAAAGAATTATTAGCAGCTGCAGATAAACTAGATGATGATGCCGACTTTAACATTGCTTATCCTTCTACTCAATTAGAGTTATTCCGACGTAACATGGACGGTAACGATCTTATTGGTATTATGGCGAATCATAATACTCACCATGCTAAAGCTCAGTATACAAATCTTAAATTAGTAGACCAATTAGAATTTAATAAACAAACTTATCAAGCATTAAATCAAATTAGAAGTAGAACTGGTAAAAGAATTTCAAGAATACTTGCGACTAAATTAGCAGCTGTTGTGGATAATGCGAAAGAACCTATTTCAGCATTCTTAAACTTCAACATGTTTACTGCTAATGTAGTAGCACTTGCAGATAGACTTGGTGTCGACGAAGCCTTTATGTTTGCTTTACTAAATCAGCCTGCAATATTAGAACTAACAAATAGAGTTCAAAATGAACAAGGGTCTATGAGTAAACAAAATCTTGTTTCTCAAATAAAGAAAGAGATTATAGCTAATCTTCAAGAACAGATTCCTAGTGGAACTACTGTGAAACCAGTAAATATAAAAGACTTAACTACTGAGATGTTAGAAAAAACTCTAAGTGGTAAGAAAGGTGTTAAAAATGCTTTTATCCAAAAAGCAGCACTTGCTTTATTTGAAGAATTAGATACTATAGCAGAAGAATTATCTAGAGGAATACGAGCTTCTAAAACAGATTCTGTTACTGCTTACGGATCTACTGGTGCAGCTGACTATGTATTCTTAAACAATCAAACAAGAATATTAGTAGACAATCAAAGAGGAGCTAATAAAATATCAGGTTTAGAAGAAATTTTCTTATATAAAAATCCTAAACAAAAACAAAGCCCCGCATTTACAACATACGGTTTATATAAGCCTATTGGTATTTACGAAAAGGTGTTTCCAACTATTGGTAATATAAATGAAAATAATCCTACAGAAACTAAGTTCTCTCCTTTAGGATTAATTAAAGAAAAGTTTACTGAGTTTAAAGGTACAGGAGTTTTAAGAGAAGAAGAAGCGCAATTAATTAATAGTAACTATTTAAATTACATTGCTAGTGAATTTAAGTTTTTCCACCACGATCAGATAGACGATATATTAAAGAAATTCCCTGGAGAATTTTTAACGTTTAAAAGAAACTTACCTGAGAATTCTCCATTTAAACCATTAATGGACCAACTTCATATAGTACGTCCAGATTTAACTTCTCCTATTAGCAGAATTCAATTCTATCAAACAGGAAAGTTTGCTGAAGATATAGAAGCATTATCAGATTCTTGGGAAAGAATGTTATTAGACCCTGATCCTGAAATTAGAGAGATAGCAAAAAAATTAATAAAGTATTCGTTCTTTGCTAACGGATTTAATTTCGGTCCTTATACATTTGCTAATGTTATTCCCGTCATGTTCTTTACTAATGAGTATCAGTCTACTCAACCAGACTTAATGATACAAGATGGAGGAGGACAGCTTACTATGAACGAACTTCTTCAGAAAAGATTAATGGTAGAGAATTATGATTCTGAGTATAATGGAAGATTTATAGAACAATTTATTCGTAACTATTCTAATCGTCATAATTTTATTCCTACTGCTAAAATAGATAGAACATTATCAGAAGAAGATGCTGGGAATTACCTGACTCCTACAGGAAGAATTACATCAACTTTCTACGAAGCAGATGCTAATATAATAAAAGACTTAAAAGGCAATTTAGTTGTCATAGGTAATTATGCTACAACTAATCTTAGAGACAGATTCGACGAACCTGTACCGTATATAAAAGCATATGATACTAAAATAAATAATCATTATGCAACTTCTATCTATAAATTAACAGATACAATTATAGAATACAATAGTAATAACCAAGAAATTGTTGTTTATAAATATAATAGAGTACCTAATTTAGGGATTAGTAATGTCGCTTTAGAATTTAATGCATTAGGAGCAATAGAAAACTCTGTATCTCCTGCACCAGACACTATAAAAGACGGCAAAACAGAAGCTCAAAGATTAGCAGACCAAGCAGTCGATAATGAAATCACACAAAATATTAAATCAGCAGAGGGAGAAGTACCGAGTACAATTAAACCTAAAGTAGATTTAACAAAGAAAACAGCTCCAGTAGATCTTTCTACCGATACAGAAATGTATAGACTTCAGTATAAAGATGCTGAGTTTATAGCAGAGATTAAGAATGGGAAATTCCAAATATTCAATGCTAAGAATATGGAGCAAAAGTTTGTAGATAAGACTCCTGAAAATGACCCAGTGGTTAAAGAACTTTACGAAATGTTTAAGCTAAAGGTTTCAGGTATCTCAGAGACGCTTGTAGACAATTATCATGATAGTGTTTCTTGGGAACAATTAGCTGTGAATTTTGATAGAAGCTTTTTTGATCCAGAAAAAATTAAAGGCAGTCAAGATGTACTCAGAGCTTTTTGGCCTTATCTAGAAAAAGACTCTAATATATCACAGCTAGTTACTAAACTAGGAAGAGTTAATTTTGAAGTTAAATTTTTAAATAATGAAGAGTGGGCAGAGCAAACAAGAGGTAGAGGTACTTACATGTTCTACTATAATGACACAATATATTTAAATGAAGAAACAATACGACAAGTAGATAGTGGAGCATTTTATTTATATGCTTTCCTCCATGAAGTAACCCATGCTTTTACTATTGATTTAGTTGTTAAAGGAAAACAAACTACTGTAAAAGATGGTAAAAGAGTTACTCAAGATATTATAGACAAAGAGTTAAGACAAAAGAATACTGAGCTAACAAATTTATTTAAGGAAGCAAAAAATTTAGATAAAAAGAGTGAATCTCCGAAGCAAGATCTTTACGGTTTTACAGATGAATTTGAATTTGTAGCAGAAATTTTTACTAATCCTGACTTTGCAAATCATGTTAAAAGCTTAAGAGCTCCACAAGAATCAAAAAGTATTTGGCAAAAATTTATAGATTGGTTAACTTCGATATTTTATGAAGTACCTAAAAAAGGTAGAGGAGAAGAAATTTACGAAGAATCTATGGAACTTATAAACGCAATAGTAGAAAATGTAACTAAGGATTACAGAGAAACGATACAGCGTGAAAGAGAACAGATAAGTGAAGGAGATAAATGGTTAAGAGATAACCAAAATTATATAGTAGAAGAGATATATCAAAATGGTCCAAGTATAACTAATTATCTTTATGGAATAAAAACTGCTAACGGTACATCTACTAGAGATATAATGACTCAACAAGAATGGGACACTCTTTCTCCTGAAGAAAAATATAATGTTATAAAATGTAACTAATGAGTAAATGTATAAATAAATCTCATCCTGAATTTAAACAGCTGTTACTAGATACAGAAGTAAATCCTCTTATAGTAGCTGCTAAAGTTGGTATATGGATGGAACAAAATAATACAGAAGATTTTCCTACTATAGAACAAATAGGTCTAACTTCTATACAAAATACTCAAGAAAAACAAGTATTATATCAAGGAGGTCCTTCTAGAGCTAGAGCTGTTATAAAAGAAGCTCGTGATATATTCTTTAATGAAGTATATCAAAAAGATTTATCAGAAAATGATGTCAGAAGAATTAATACTAAGCTTAGACAAATTTCTGATAGAATAGGGGATCAGCCTTGGAGACTTAAAGAAAAGTTTGATGGCACTTATTATATAGCAGGTTATAAAAATGCTAATGTAGCCCAGAAAGAAGATACTTACTACTCACCATATGCTAACGGTATGTTTAGACAAATGAGTGTTAAGAATACTGAAAAAGCAAATGCTAAATTAGATAGAATATTAGGAGCTTGGGCAAGAAAACATGGAGTAGCTATAGAGTCTTTAAAATCTGTGATGGAAAAATTCCCTAATAGATTTGAAGAAAATGCTTTAGGAGTTGCTGACTTTATGAATTCTCTTATCGCTATTGCTGATGGAGCTAAGATAGATACTCTTGCAGAAGAAGTCGCTCACTTTGCTATTGAGATGCAGTTGATGAGCCAAGGGGAGGCTAATTATATTTTAGGTCCTACTACTATAAAACAAGCTTTAGAACAAGTCACAGAGACTGAGACTTACGCACAAGTAAAAGAAGAGTATAAAGATATCTATGAGAATGAAGAAGACTTTAGAAAAGAAGCTTTAGGTAAGATATTAGCAGCTGAAATAGTTAATCAGTTTAAACAGACTGATCAATTTATTGAAGAAGATGTATCAGGATTCTGGCAAAGTCTTAAGAAAGTATGGCAAGATTTTACTGCCTGGTTAGATTGGGCTCTAGGAATAGATAGTGCAGGTAGAAATGATATAGAAAATGTTGTTATTCCTTTGGCTAGAGATATATTAAATCAAGAGCAAGTAGGAAAATATGAAAAGTTTGAGTCCTATAAACAGCTGAAGAAACACGAAGGCAAAAGACCTTTTACAAAAGATGATATTAAATATCAAAAAGAAAAAAGAAGCGATGAAAGGAAACTGACTGAAAAAGAAAAGTTTCTTAAAAAAGTAGAGCAGCAGCTTTTAAAGAAGAAACAAAGACTTAAAGAAGCTCAAAGAGATACTAGAAGTCAGAAAAGTAAAAAAGCAATTGCTGCAGTTACAGCTGAGATAGAAGGTCTACAAAGAGACCTTGAAAATGCTAGGTATAATACTGGTATTACTAAATGGATTTACTCTTCTAAAGAAGAAGTATATGAAATATTTAAAGTATTAGATTCTGCAGAAAGAGGAGACGTTACTTTAGGTGGACGAACATTATATAATTATGAGCTATTCTTAGATAGTTATAATTCTCTTATCAATACTTTGATAGAAGATGTAAGAGTATCTACTGTTACTAGAGAAGAAGGAGCAGATATAGAGGAAGCAGTAGCTAGTTTAAGAGATTTAATAACTAAATCTAGAACCAGATTAAAACCTTTAAGATTAGAAAAAAATAAAGAAAAGTTTAGAGAAATAAATAGAACACCTGATGGTGAAGTTATAGATAAAGATTTTGATGAAGAGAGTGCTTTTGAAGCTATGCAAACAAAATTCTTTGATTGGTTTAAATATTATACAGGTAACTTTAAAAATGCTAAGTCAGCTGTTATTAGATCAGTACATAAATTTATTTATGATGCTTATAATAATGTTAAAAGATTTGCCGTAAGTACTGCTAGAGATGTATTAGCTTCCCAGACTTTATTCTTAAGTAAATATAAACAAGAAGATCTCATAGAGATGGACGGCAATAAGCCTACCCATTATATGGTAGCAGATTATAACTATTCTAAATTTTATAAAGAAAGAGAAAAGTTTAGAAAAAAAGTAGCTGAGAAATTAGGTTACGTAGACCCAGAAACTGGAGAAGGAGATCCTAGTTTAATAAATAAAAATTTCTTTACAGCAGAACAAGCTGCCGCATATGCTAAGATGTGGGAAGGTTGGTATATTAAAAATGCTGTTAGTATTAAAGTAGATGCTAAAAAAGATATAATAAATGAAGAAGGCAATTTAACTACTCAAGTATTAATGAAACTTAGAAATTCAAATAGAGATCCTATTTGGGTAAATGAAAGTGATATAGCTGAGAAAAAAAAACAAGGATATTATATCAGACAAGAGTATAAACAAGTTCCTAACGATAGTTATAAGAATAAGAATTTTGCAAAATTAATGAAAGATGAGAAATTCAGACTTCATTATGAAACTTTGATGAGAGTAAAAAGAGAAGCTCTTGCAAAATTACCTGCAGGATTTCAAACGGATCAGTTGCTTTACATGCGTCCTTCTATGATGAAGAGTACTTTAGATAGATTATTTAGAGCAGACGGAAATATTCTTACTAGAATAAAAGAAGTTGCTAGAGAAGGAGTAATGATTGAACAAGATGATACTCAATTCGGTGAGTTAAGAGAACTTGATAAAGAAACAGTTCCAATTTACTTTACAAGAGAATTAGATGACCCTTCTAAATTAACTACTGATTTCGGAAGAGCTTTTGTAATGTTTGCAGAGATGGCAGAGAATTTTTATCAGATGACAAAAATTTCTCCTGATGTAAACAACATACTATTTTCTTTAAAAGATAAAGAATACTATAGTGTTAGAAGAGGAAACATAAAAGAAAAGGTAGCATCTGAAGCAAGTATGGAATACGCTACTGTTAAAGAAATGATTGACAGTTTAGTTTATGGTCAACAAAGGCAGACTGCTGAGTATACTATACCAGGCACAAATAAAACTGTAAGTATTACAAAACTAACATCAGGTATAGCTTCATATATTAGAAACAATAACCTTGCATTTAATGTGCCTACATCTTTAGCAGGTTACATTAAAGGATCTATCGATTCTATTATAGAAGGTTCTACTGGTTTATATATTACTGCTGAAAGTAAAAATTGGTCAAGAATAGAATTCTTAAAAGAAATAGGAACTGTTATAGGAGAAATAGGGTCTAATAAACAAAGTAGCAAGATGCATCTTCTTAACCAGGATATGGGAGTTGTTAGTTTAGATTCTATGTTATATGAGACAGATAAATCTAGGTTAACAAAAAAATTAGCTAGCGGAGATTTAATGTATGTTACATATGCTACAGGAGATTACGGATTAAAATCTAGAATCTCTTTAGGAGTATATGATAACTACAGATTATACGATGGCAATTTTATTACTAAAGAACAATTCTTAAGAAAAACAGCTACTAAAAAAGGAATAGAATACGGAAAATCTAGAAAAGCCGACAAAGCCCATGAGAAATCTGTACAAAAAGAATGGGAAGCTCTTAGAGAAAAAAGTCTATACAATGCTTATGAAGTTGTTAACAATCAATTGAGGATAAAAAAAGGCATGAAACAGTACATTAATGATGGACTATTAAATGCAGTAAAGGGTAAGATAGAATATGTTAGTAATAATATAGACGGTTTACTAGGAGCTACTGATAAAGGTAAGCTAGCAAGAACTTCTGCAGGAGACTTCCTTTTAATGCACCGTGGTTGGTTCGTTAACTTAATCGATGCTAAGATGCAGACTCAAAAAACAAGTTGGATAACAGGTGAAGAAGAAATAGGACACTATAGAGCATTTTTTGGACAATATCTTCCTAGTGTTTTTAAAGCTATGAAAGGAGGAGATCTTATGGCAGCACATTCTGTGTATGACGGAATGACTAAAGCACAAAGAAGAGGAGTTAAAAAATCTGTAATAGATATGTTTGCTGCAATACTAGTCTCGTTCTTAGCAGGATTAGCACAGAAGTTTGCAGACGAAGATGATGAAGATCAATTTGTTATACAATTTACTTCATTAATCATGAACAGGGTATTAATGGAACAGTCAGCTCCTTGGAGTCCTGCAACTCTTACAGACCTTATAGATGAGCCTGTGGTAGGTACAAAAATGCTTAAAGGTTGGACAGACCTTACAGATTTATTTGATGGTACAGCAATTGAAAGTGGACCTTACGAAGGGCAATCTAGAAGATCTAAATGGGCTCAAAAGAAAATACCTTTTGGATGGAAAAATATATATGAATTTCAATATCCTGGAGAGAAAAACAAATTCTACAAGCAATTAGTAGGTGATGGATTCTTTGCTAACGTTCTTTCTAATGACCCTGAAAAGCAATACTCTCTTATAAAATGGTTAAAGCAAACTTTAGGACCGTCTCCTGTTAGAAATTGGGATGCTTATACAGAAGGAGAAAGAGAGGAGATTCTATTACAAGGTATAGAAGAGCTAGAAAATGAACAAGACATGTATAATGGGTGGAACTAGGCAAATTTTTTACTTAAAACAAAGTTTCGTATATTAGGGACGCGATAAATACAAAACACAATGAAACTTATTAAACATGCTGATAATATCCATGAGTTAAAACTCGATGGTACTAGGGCAAAAATTGCTATGTTATCAGACATCCATTGGGATAATCCTAAATGTGATTGGAAACTTTTAAAAAATGATTTAGACTTTTGCTTAGACAACTCAATCCCTATTATGGTTAATGGGGATTTCTTTTGTTTAATGCAAGGTAGAGGAGATAACAGAAGAAACAAATCTGATATACGCCCTGAACACAATAATGCTAAATACTTAGATTCAATAGTAGAGACAGCTGTAGAATGGTGGAGTCCTTATGCACATCTTCTTACAGTAATAGGCTATGGAAATCATGAAACTGCCATTATCAAATGGCAAGAAACAGACATATTAGCTAGATTTGTTAAGATGCTTAATCTTAAGAATAACACCAATGTAATGACAGGAGGATATGGTGGATGGTTTATTATAAATCAAGCTCTTAGAAAAAAAGAAAATGGTAGAGACTCTACAAGAGCTATTAAGATAAAATATTTCCACGGATCAGGTGGAGGCGGTGTAGTTACTAAAGGAGCACTTAATTTAACTAGGGCGTTAGAAATGTATGAAGACTTTGATGTATTTACTATGGGTCATATACATGAGAATGCAGCTAGGAATGATGTAAGAGATGTTTGTGTCCAAGGATCTAGTGTATATAGACATTGTCAAAAACAACTTCACATGATGCTCACAGGCACGTACAAAGAGGAATATGGAGCAGGTAGCAAGGGGTGGCATGTAGAAAGAGGAGCTCCAGTTAAACCTACAGGAGGTAGAATTCTTACTATAGATTATAAAAGAATTAGAGCAGAGAATGTAGATAGACACGACAGACAAGTAGATTCATGTAAATTTCCATTATGAGGTTGTTATTAATTATATTATTATCTACATTTACAGCTTATGGCCAAATATCAGAACCGTTTGATAGCTTTGATCAGCCTGGTGAGTGGACTAGCCCTGGCGGTAATACTGGTTCGCATAGTGGCTCTTTGTGTTATAATATTAGTGGGACTTATGTCACAGATACTTGGTACATTTTTGAATCGCCTATATACGATCTTACTTCGTATGGACAAGTGGATATACTCTGGTATCAGGAGTGTTCTATCCGTAACGGGGATGAGTTTAGACTCTACCTTTTCGATGGTGCTTGGTCTTTCTATGACATTACTAATCTTAACGGCCTTTATCAGCTTACCATTCCTAATACTGTTACTCGTATAACATTTGATTTACTTACGTACGGTAACGGAGGTCTTAAGAATAAATACGCACATGTAGATTTCTTTGACATATTAAACGTAACTCCATTGCCTGTAGAACTTTTAGATTTTAAAGCAGAGTTATTAGACGACGGAACAAAGTTAACTTGGTCCACAGCATCTGAAAACAATTCTGATTATTTTTCGTTATATAGAGCAATGGATACTTCAAATTGGAATAAGATAGCTCATATACCAGCTGCAGGTTTTTCTACAAGCTTGCAAGAATATGAATATATAGATAATAGTATCTTATATAATACTACTTACTATCAACTTAAAGAAACCGATATAGACGGCACTACACAATCTTGGTATCCTGTGTATGTTTATCGCAAACCAGAATCTTTTAATTACTACAACTTATCGGGACAAGAAGTCAAAGAATCTCAGAAAGGCTTCGTGATCTACCGAGGAAAGATTCACTACAAACACAAATAAAAAAAGGGGGACATATTAGTCCCCTTCTTTTATGATCCACAATATAAGCAATCATCATCTTGATCTAACTCAGGTTTAAATGCTATCTGAGGATTAAGAATTAATTTTAACGCATAAATTTGTTGTTGGATTTCTGCATCATCTAGAAGATTACCAGTAAGAGTACTTTTTAATCTTTGAATTTCAGCATTAACGTCTTTAGCAGCAATCTGTTTATTTTTGCTGTTATAAAACTGTTCTAGATTAAAATCCTTTTCATGGTTTTCTCCTTTAATTACGAAATCAATGTTTGTGTCTTCAACGTTCCTGTTTTCTGTCATGAGTTTTTTAATTTTAAAAGATGTACCTAATTTTATTCCAAGGAATTATACTGTCGTGGATAGCAGTAAATTGTTCTATGAATTTCTTCTTTAAAGATAACTCATATCTTAGATTTTCGCCACCATATTGCGATATTTTATTTTGCTGAATTTCGGGAATCCATAAATCTTTTTCTGCTTCAGCGTGATTCTTAAGATTAGCCAAATGTTTCTTTTTATTATGAGTAAGAAAGATAACTTCTGCGAGTACTTCGTCCTTGTAATCGATATACTCATTTACCATCTCAAACAATTCTTTATAATCTTTACGCCAACCTTTGTATACAATCACGGGACTAAAATTAAGATGTACCTCATAACCTGCATCTATAAATGCGTCAACAGCTTTAATCCTGTCAAGTATCTTAGATGTATTAGGCTCATGTTTATCGCTCATATGTTGAGGCATAAGACTATATCTAATTCTAATCTTCTTATTAGGATCATAACTAATAAAGTCAGGATTAACATATTTAGTAGCGAATGAACCCATAGCCAAAGGATGGTTCTTAAAGAATTCAAATATCTTTTGCCAATCATAGAACTTAGCATGCAGAGCGAAGTCTTCGTTACAGCTGATGTCATAAGTAGTCAACACAGGATGTGTTTGATTAGGTTTATCGACAGGTGTAAAATATGCATGATTATTTACAACAGTTAATATATCTTCTATATTTTCTGCAATGTCTAAACCTTTTGGTTTATGACGCTTCATGTAGCAATAGCTGCAATCATACAAGCAGCCATAGCCGAAGCTAGGTGAAATAAAATCTGTTGATCTACCAGAAGGTCTAATCAACATAGATTTTCTATTAATTTTCTTTATAAGTTTTGTCATAGGATTAAAAATAAAAAGGGCCCTATTTCTAGAGCCCCATCAGATTAATATAATCTAAACTGCATAACCACTATGGGAGACTAAAAGAAGTCTCCCGTCGGGGTTAGTTTGTTTTTTTGTGTATAATTAGAAATTACTTCATTTGTTAAGATTTCTTTAGCGCAGTTAATAATAGGCCATACTTCTTGATCATATAAATATGCAGGAGAAGTAGGGTTACTTAAGCGCTCTTCCCAACTTTCTTTTAAAACAATTGCTTTGTTTAATATTAACGGTAATGTATAAGACTTACCAGAAAAATAGTGATTAGCTAGAATTAGCTTCTTACTATTGGCTGTTATCTCTGAATACTTACCGTTAATTAATAAATCAAAATCACGTTGATAATCAGTAGGTATACTAAAGATAAACACAGTGCATTCTTTAATATCATACTCGTCTATAAAGTTTGGAAAAGCTTGAATAGTACTATGAAATTTTTCAAAATCTGTATCTCTATAACCTCTTACTAATACGTGTATATAATTTTCTTCTTTGTATTTACTAATTGTAGTATTAGCTAGAAAAGCATTTAAGAATCGAGACTTATGTTTAAGTCGACCCCAGCTATCTGTAATATGACAATCAAACAAAGACTTTGGTACGTTTAGAAGAGGGAACAAAAAAGTTGCAGTTTTTGTATACTTCATAATTACTCTACGCTTATTACATTTTTACCTTGTTTATAATATTCCATTGGGTAATCCCAAGCATCATTTTCTGTAGCATATTTATACCTTTCGATTGCTTTATTAAAACCTTCATACTCTTTGTTGCCTTTGATGCCAACTTCGAGTACAGTTTTAGTAATTTCAAATACCATAGGATTATTATTTAAATGTGTTTCTACAACAATATATAGAAATCTATTTATAGAATAACCGTTTTGGTAATATTTTTGCAATCTTTCAGATTTGTCTAAATGCAAACCTAAGTCATAAACAGCTGCTTGAAAATCATACCTAAAATGCCAGAAACTATTTTCAAAATTAAGAACAGATTTACCTGTAGTCTTAAAGTCAATTGGAGTTATTGTTTGATTTTTATGATCAACAATAATTCTATCTATTTCACCTTTGAATTCTAGACCGCTATACTTAAATTGTACAACATGTTTATCTATGATTTCAATATGATCGTCGCTAGATTTCTTTTGACAATAAGGTCCAGTAAATTTGTCTGATCGAAGTGCCATAACACAATTAACTGCTTTAGCATAGTCAGTCTCAGTAACAATAGTTTTACCATCTGTCTCTTTAAGAATTTCAAAATATTTAGAACCTTGAGCTATGATTTTATTAACTCTAGTCTCTTCTTTCCAATTACTTTGATAATTCTCATATTGACAATGTTGTAATATATCATCATAGTATTCTTCTAGATCTAAAATTTCTAGCCCAGTAGCTACTCTATCTTGATACACACCTTGCACTATTCTACTAATTGTGTCAGTAACTCCTGTTGTATCAGGAATCACAGCATACTTGTTATCAAAATCTTGTTTAGTCTCTGTAAGCAATGAGTCTACTAAAGAACCAAAGACAAAATGCTGCTCAGTAGATTCATCTTTTGCTAGCTGTCTTTCTTTAGCTTTAATATATTCTTGTGGACTAATCAAAATCTTTTTTAGAGTGCTTTGATTAAGAGCACTTATTGTTTGGTAATCGATCATCTTCTTTTAATTGATTTAATTTTATAAACTAATTTTCTGTTCTTCAAATTTCTAACAGGCACAAACTCATATTGAGTACGTCTTAAGAATTCTACAGTGTCATCAGGTAATATACCTTTCTTTATTAACACATCATCTAGACATTTAATCCATATGAGAGCTAGGTTGCCTATATCCCAATTAGGTTTGTAATCATCGGCTGCTGGTTTCCAACTCGTCTTTCTTTTTCCTGTTTCTTTATCTTTTATCATTTTCATAACTCCATAATTTATAGGCGCATATACTGTTAGTTTTGTTTCTACGGGGGTGTCAATACTTAGATTGTCTGGTATATGTTTTTCAATATATCCGTGCATGGCAGCTACAAGAGCTGCCCTAGTTGTATAGTGCACAGATGCATGAATCTTATTATAACCAATCTTGACCCAGTTTTTCTTACTAACAGGTATATGAGTTATGAATTCAGGAAATTCTAATTTAATCTCACTTACCATAGCGTTTTGTTTTTATTCAATCCAACGAAATTCGTCAGGTATTTCGGTTTCTACTTCATCTTTTATTTCTACTTCTTTAACTGTATATCTAGGAGTAATTTCTCTCACATAATCTATATTTAATGCTTCAGCTATCTCAGGACTTAGAGTAATATTCTGAACTTTAAAATGATCATTATGATATACAAATTGGTCTTTATATTTATTAAGAATATAATCCAACATATCTACAGTTAAAACTTTTCTATCAAGTAGCATACTAATTATTGAATTGTGGTCTAAATAGAAATTACTAGGAGTCATATTAAAATAACCTAAGAAAGATTTAAAATTAACATGTCTTTTAGTAGGATTTTTATCTATTTGATGGGTCCAATCATTTAGTAACAACAAAAGATACATCATAGATTCTTTATAATTACAATTAGCCATAATCTCCATAGCTAGTACATGATTATCAGTATCATCACTATTAAACATATTATGAACTTGCTTATATACATTTTCATCCATAGTAATAGTTTCTTCACCGTTAATATGAGGGAGCAATTCTGTATAATTATATACTTTATCGAGATTATTTAAAATATATTCATATAACTCTACGTAATCTTCTTTAATAAAATAATAACTATAACTTCGATATGTATGTACATTTTTAGATACAGGAACACCTCCATATAATCCACTAGGTCTATTACTAATCATTCTAGATATATAAGAATTAACGATTATATTGTCTTCATCTTTATATGGCTCTAAAAGTTTTAATAATTCATCTCGTTCTTTTATGTCTATATAATTATGAACTTCAGCTTGAGTTACAAAAGTCACAACTTGTTCTTTAGTAACATGATATTTCCACTCATAATCTCTTAATTTACCGAGACTTGGATCTACAAATATATGAGTAGCATCTTTAAACTTATTAGTAGTTTTAGAAGCATTATCTAGTAAAAGATTTTTTAATTTTACTCTAGGAACATTAGCACCTGCACCAATATAAAGAACATCTCCAATATTTGGAGTATAACTATTTTTTGATATAGAATCTGTAACATTACTTAATACTTCTTTGTCATAAATATACACATAGCTATGTCTGCTACTATAGTAGAGATAATCTACTTCTCCTGATCTATGATCCATATTTGAATCAAAACAATCTGATAAATCTAATATTTTTTTTGTCATTTTTTTTTATTTAGTACTCATTTGTAAAACATTTTGATCTAGCATCATCTTAGAAAACTTAGCTTTATGACCGCCTAATAATTCTTTTACTATATAATATTTTAAATCTTCAGTAAAAGTGTTGAATTTAGTCGTAAGCTTAATTAATCTATTAATCATTGATTCAGGAACATGTCCTTCAGAAGCAGTACGCAAACAATAATTAATTAATCTAGTAGCCAAGACACTTGCTATGTCAGCACGATATGTATCATTAACTCCGACACAATCATCAAGAGCTTCTAATAACTCTTTCTCATCTTTTTGAATTAATTCTTGAGGAGTAAGAATCTTATCTAGCTGATTATTAATAAACATAACAAATAAACTTGCTGCTTCTGGACCAATAGAACCTTCGCCTACCATTTGTATAAGGGGTAATTCTTTACTAAAGTCTTTAATAGAACTAATAGAATTAAAGAATGTAGTAATAGACCTAGGATTAATTTCTTGAGTTATTATTTCAGGATGCATTAATAAGAAATTAATACAACGACCATCTATTCTCATATTCTCTGCCCACCGTGCCCATACATTAGCATCAAACTTAGTCTCAACAGATATGAAACGAGTTTTCTGCGCATTATCTAGACTAGTAACATTATAATCACCATTGTCAGGATTAGTAGTTAAGATAACATGCCAGTTTCTAGGAAGTCGCCAGCTAACATATTCTTGTTTATCTATCAATTCCATACAAGCTTGCATAAATCTATGATCAGCACGAGTATAGTCATCTAGAACTAAGAAACCGCCTTCACCACGACCCTGAATCCATTCAGGTGCAGCATGAGACATTCTTTTATCTACAACTTTATAGCCTTTCTTGTTAGCAGTATCAATTTCTTGCTCAGTAATCCATAAAGACTTACCCTCGTTATTTTTAACTTGGAATTCTTTAACAGGAAAACCTACTAAATCGCCTAACTCTTCTAGCTGTGCTAAGTTTAGCTTTACTACTTGCATGTCAAGCTCACTGCCTAACTGCATAATAGCAGAAGTTTTACCAAGGCCAGCTTCACCTTCAATATTTACAGCAACAGGAACTTTACCGTCTTCCTGTATATGTTGGTTATTGCTTACCATATGTTTGATGAATCCTTTTAATTCATCTACGTTTAATTGTAATTGATTCATTAGTATTTAATTTTATAATTCTAATTTTATCTTAAGACCAGGTAGGTCTTCATTAATTTCTGATTCTTCCGAGTGAACCCATAAAACTCTAGCTCTAGGATTTACGTGTGTATGTGCCTCACCATCTGTAAAATATATAAGACTAGTATAACTAGTATTCTCATTAAAATATTTTATTACAGGTGTAAAGTCAGTACCACCGCGTCCGTGTATCTTTAGTTCATAGGTACCAGTATATTCACTAACATCTCGTATATAAGTATCACATTGTACAAGAGTTATATCTACACCAGTTTTATATATATGGTGCATTTCATTCATAAACTCTTTTACTTCATGATCACGTACAGATCCAGATGTGTCTATGGCTAATAAAAGTTTTTGTTTCATTTTAACTTTCATACCAGGCATATCAGGAAACTTAACGTTTTCTTTTCTACGAATTTTCTTAGTAAATATTTTAGTGCTAATGCCAGTAAATCGTCGGAGATAATTCTTCCAATTAAATTTAGGAGGAATTATTTCCTGAATCTTAATCAAACCTTTCATCTCACCAGGAACATGTCCTTGTTTCTTTTCAGTTTGTTTTTTACATTGTTCCAACACACGTTGGAGTTGCATATCTATCAATTGTTTTTCTGCTTCAGGCAAGTTTTCAAATTCTTCCCAATCATGTTTAGGAATTTTAACTTCTTTTTTTGAACCTAATCCTCCTTCTCCGTCATCACTATCTGCTGGTCCAATTAATACAACTTCTTGACTTTGATCTAGACCATCTAAAAGTTTATCCATATTACTATCTCCACTACTACCTTGTTCTTTTTTCTTCTTTTGAGCTTTTTCTAACTCTTCATAATAATATTGAGTACCAGCTTTTCTTCTTAGATTAAGATCACCATAATCATTGATATTTATACCTCCTTCAGGCAATCGATTTTCATCTATATATTGATTGATTTCCATATCCATTGCTATGTTAGCAAGTTTTTTATCAGAGAACTTAGTAAAAGTCAATAGATGGCCAAAAGCAATATGTAATAATTCATGTTTAAGTAAACCTGTTTTATGGTCCTCACTTAGAGTATCCCAAAAAGGTTCGCTTATCATCAATTGATAGTTGATTCCATTCTTACAAACACCAGCTGTGCCTACTCGCACATCCCATATTTTATTTAATGATAATAGATAGAAACCGTAGAACGGTTCTTCTAACATTAGCTTCTTGCTAATTTTACTTAGAGATTCATGTTTTGTCATAATTTTTCTAATTTTTTATTAAAATGTTCTACACTAAATTCTTTAGTAGTATTTTTTACTAAGTCACTGAAATCTTTAGATCCACCTAAAGGCAATACAATGAAACTAGGCACATCATATCTTTTAGAAAACTCTTTAGCGAGTTTCATACCTGCGTCGTCGTTGTCAAAGAGACATACAACTTTTTTAAATCTAGATTTATATTCGTCCATTACAGAATCTTTCATCATAACAGATTCTGATTGTAAGCCTATAGCAGGAACACCTACTACATCATGGAGGCTCATGACATCTTTTAAAGACTTAGTAATTACTAACAGCTCACCTGATTTAGGCAATTGCCTATAACCTTGGTGTACAGAATAATTAGCATTGTTAATCCATTTTTTAAGTTTATTCTCAAATGGTTGATATATCTTATAAGTAACTTTACCGTCTTTGTGCTCGACATATGCATAAGCATGATTAGCAGTTTTAACAGCATTGTCATTATAAAATACATGGCTAATAGGAAACACATTAAACTTTTCTAACGTAGCTTTTTTAATACCAAATGATTGCCAATATTTTTTATCTATTGTTAACCAAGGTCTTTTCTTTATTCCTAATTCTACAGATTCTTTACGTGTTATCCTTGTATATTCTACATTCTGTTTTACAGCATTGACATTAAAGTTAGATAACCCCATATCATATGCTACTTTTTCTAGCGCTTCATAATAATTTAAACTAAATAATTTTCTAACTAACATGATAAAATCACCACAATCACTTGTAGCAAAATCTTTAAACATTAGTATATCTCTATTTGCTTGATGAAAAAATAACGCAAAAGAAGGAATATTGTCTTCACGAAGAGGTGAATGATAAACACCAAGTCTATCTATTTTTTCTCCCATATAAAAACTATATATCTGTTCTTGCGTAACATGTTTTAAGATATCATCTCTTGTAATAAGATCATTAAATATTATTGAATTTAAATCTATGTTTTCCATAATAAAAAAGAGAGGGCTTTTACACCCTCTCTGTTTTTATAGTTTAGATAGTCTACCAGTCGTCGCCTTCTAGAAGCTCATCTGCTTTAGCAGTTGCAACTTCTACTTCATCTTTCACTATTCTATCCATAGCGTCGATGCTGACGGCTAGTTTTAAACGTGTTTGATTTACATCAACACTCATAGATTCTACAAATGGAACCCAGCTACGAGGCTGAATATATTGTTTAGGAGCATTTACAGTACCATAAGTAGCGAAAACTCTAAACTTACCAGCATTAGCTAGTCCGTCTTTAATATACTTCATAGCTTGGTCAAGCAATTCTTTAGGGTTATTAGCCTTAAAGCCAATCTGATGGTCAGCACCATATACAGCGTGTATAATGTGCTTCATAGATTTACCTTGCTTTTTTACTTGTTCATCCACAGTACTATACTGTGTGTCTTTAGTAACATACCAATATGAAGTAGAACACTCGCCACCATTATCATCTGTAAAAGTGATTTTATAATCAGGAGCGTTTTCCTTATCATCTGGTTTCTTTTTGTAAACAGACATTTTAACATCGTTTACTAAACCTGCTACACCACCGTTAAATATTACGGCATTTCCTCCAGTTGCGGCATCAAAACCGCTGTCATTTAAATCGTACATAAATTGTTTTTAAAAATTATTACCATTGATTATTACTTACATCTTCAGAAGGAGTTAATTCTAATCCTTCTTCTACAGTTGGATAATTTACATTACCTGTAGAATCATCTAAAATTTCTTCAGTAGAAGAATTGTTTTCTTGATAATTTTCTATAGAAGCTTCTTCTTTTATTAATACTAAAGTATTAAGGCCAGGAATATCAGAAACAATTTTAAATTCATTTTCTACATTATTAGATAATTTTAATATTTTAGAAATAAATTCAAAAGTTTTCTTATCACTAAGAGTACAAGTTTTAGTTAATTTAAAACCTGCATCTCCGTCTGCTTTACGAACAGCTACAATAGTTCTATCAGCATTAAAGCCAAAAGAAATTCTATCTTCTCCTTGAATATTTAGTAATTCTTGTGCAGCTTTATTAAAGCTAAACTTTCTACCTGCACCAGGCTTTGACAATGCTGCCATAGTCATTACAGGATAATCATACTTTTCTACTTTTCGCTGTCTTTGTGAGGGCACAGCATCCCATACGAAATTTTCCATTTCTGTTGTTTATAAATTAAAAATTAAATTGAATAATACTCTCTTATTGCATTGTTAACGACAGTGAGATCGTTGTCGATCTCATCGTTTTCAAACATTTCGAGAGGTGTTTTACAAGTGTCGGAACCTGATGATACAGTTCTAAATATATGCCTGTTAGGCTTGCCAGGAGATTTAATAATCTCTGTGTACAGAACTATAGTGCTAAAAGACTCAGGAACAAATCTTTCTAACATTTTACCTTGAACTCCAATACGTTCAGATGCAAAACCTGATTCATCATAATGTGTTTCAGGATGCGCCATAAGATATACTATGATATCATCACGCATAGAGTCATTAATAAAATTGATTAGGTCATATTGGTTAGCAGCCATTTTTGACCATTTATCGAAACCTTTCTCGGATCTAAATTTTTGACTCATAACTGTATCAGTCATAATACGAGACCAAGTGTCGATAACTACCGTCTTAACATTTTTTAGTTCGTTTACTTTTTTCAAAGTAGCTAATACTATACTAATGTCAGACGTTTTGCGATAATTACGCTTTTCCTCATTATAATTTTTGCTAAACTGTTTAAAAGGTAACGCCTTTTGATCGGTGTTAATTATTACAGTTTCTTCGGGATTTAGCTTACGTAATGAGGTAGATTTACCCATACCTGATTTACCAACCAGGAACACTAATTGTGCCATAAAGTTATTGTTTTTTGATTAATTACTACTATGTAAATATAGTCATTTTTCCCTGTATTTACAAGGGATAGAGAGTTAAAATTGCTTAATTTATTTCATACGTTTTTCTGTTTTTAAAGGGTTAATATTAGATTAAATTTTATCATACACAGTTACTAATAACTGCTCTTGAAAATGTAGAATTTGCTCTACTGTTTTCCATTCAGCATCTCCTATATTTTTCTTACAAAAAGCAAGCTCTATATAGTGACCATTGCTTAAGCCTTCCATAGATAATTTTTTAAGACAAGACTTTAAAGCAGAATACTCAAATTCATTATTTTTTAAAGATGTATAAAAGTTTAATACACTAGCCGACTGTGCTATATTAGCAACAGAATAATCTCCTAGTTTATATAAAGCTGGTAGAGGAAATGCTTTATGCACTTCTTCTATAATTTCAAACTTTTCATACAACTTTTTAGATAACTCAGGCCTTTCTTCTTCAGCTGGTTCTTTTGAACAATTAATATTGTTAACTAATAGAAGTATTTTACCTTCTTCGAAAGCTTTACTAATGCTTCCTTTTTCTTTTTTTACAATTGGCATAATTGATTAATTTAATTTAGAATAATAATCGTGAACTTTCTTAAGTTCTTCAGGCTTACCATAAACTTCATTAGCTTTTGGTAATTGATAATAAGCACCTATCTCGCCTACAAATAGGAAGCTTGCTAGTAGATTTACATCACCGTCACGGTTCTTACAAATCTTAGCTAGTCTATAACGATTTTTGTATTTTGTTATGTCAAATCCGAGACACTTATCTACACCATAATAAAACGGACTTGCTAAACCTATTACAGTATTAGCATCCTCTGAGACATTACCAGTGTTTTTGATGTCACTTAACATAGGCATCCAATTATCTCTTTCTCTACGGTCCATAGCTTCTGATGAACGATTAATCTGTGATATAACCACAGGACTAAAGTTGAACATATTTCTAAAGAACACTAGAGTTCTAGATGCTTTGTCGATAGCTTCTTTTAGAGAGCTATAATTATTGTAGTTTATTAAACCTATATGATCTATTACTACAAGAGTAATTAAACCAGGATTATTAGGTTCATAGCCTACAATAAGCTTATTGTTATCTCTAATAACTTTACCACGTTTTTCTGCATAATCCATAAGATCTTTATACAAAAACTCTGGACTAAGTGTACTACGATAGTGCAAATACTTATCTTGTATTTGTCTCATTCTATCTTCGTATTGTGGTATTAGCTCTGCTACTTCAGGACGTAGTGTTTCTCCACCTAAACTTAGTATTTCATTTAAATTAGTCAATACTCCGTGTTCACGCCACATAAGATTAGCAATATGTTTTGCTATCTGATGAGGCGGAGGTATCTCTAGAGAATAATATATAATCTCTATGTCATGGATGTACCCAGGGTTTGATTGCAAAAAATCTATAGCGCCATAAACATAAGTTGAATTTACAAATGACGTTTTACCGACACTTGTACCTGCGAAAACTAAATCGTATCTACCTGGCTGTATATTTTTTATATGATTACTTAAGGTTGTAAACCCTTGAAAAGGTATACCTGTATTTAATCCTCTCTTACCACGTTCTATTGATTCTTTTAGTTTATCCCAATACTTAATTTTTGCTGTCATATAATATTTAAATTTGATCCGAATTCCAATCTTGTTCTTCCACTCCTTCAGGTTGTATAAAGACTTCCCATTGTTCCCACATAGAATTGTTAAGAACAGTTTCCATGTTAGGCAAGTATTGAAGTTTATTAGCTCTTTTTTGTTGAGCTATAAAAGCTTCAGTTGCTTTAATTGCTAATTCATGTTGAGCAATTCTTTTGACTCTAGCAAGATATTTCTTTTCATGTTTCTTAGCAACTTGAGCAATGGAACCAGAGGCACGTAACACTCTGGTTCCTACTCTTACAGGATAACATTGATAAAATTCCCAAAAGTTAATTTGATCTCCACGTATTCCAAACAATTTTTCAATCTTGTCTGTAGAAATAATCGTATCCATAAATAAACCCCCTTGGGATAATATATATGGGGTATCTTTTAAGGATTCTCTTATATCAATTGCTTGATCTTTACCGAAAATTTTCTCAATATTAGTATAGTCTTTATTATACAGAAGTTGTAGTAGAACTAGCTGATTCGGAGTCAGGGATGACCGCTGGAGCAACTCCAGATTCATCGATATTTCCATAATTTAACTGATTTAAAAAGTCTTCTAAGTTACAAATAATTACCTTATTTTTATCTATATCACCTAACCTTTTTTTCATCCAAACTTCTTCTTGAGTCCCAGGAGAATAAAGGTTTACAATGATTGCTTCTTTATCAGGTTGCATACGGACAACTCTACCTAATTGCTGTATAAAAGTACGTTTAGTAGAATTAGAACCAGCTATAATTGCTAGCGAACAATCAGGAACGTTGAAACCCTCGTTTAGTGCTTGTACACTGCTGATATATCGCACCTTGGTGCGTTTGTCTTTGAACCTTGCTACTATGTCTTTCTGTTGTTTCTTGGTTATTTTGCTGTGAAAGCTCATACATATATCACCAAGCTTTTCTTGCAACAATTCTGCAAATTCCACAGTGCCACTAAATATAAGGCCGTTACGTTTACCTACAGCTTGGATAATATCATGAGTAGCTTGCGCTTTATTGCTATTATTTAAACATATAGTCTTACGCTTTCTCATAGATGCATAATATTGAGCCGCTTTACCTTTCTGTTCACTAGTACCGCTTTTAAGATGCTGTTGTGCTTTTCTAAATGCATCTCCACCAAATCCTAAAACTGCAGCAAAATGCTTAAAAGTATTATTAGCTTTATCATATGATTCTTGCTCATCTTTAGGCAAAGGCACAGCTACATTGTACACAGTATACGGTGCTATCCATCCTGCTTCTAAGCAATCATCTACAGTAACTTCATCAATTACTTCTAGATAATCTAGAATAATATCATGAAGTCCGTCTTCACGTTCTAAAGTTGCTGTTAGACCTAATACATACTCACAATCTGCTACTTCAAATATTCTTTTGAAACTATCAGCAGCATATCTATGACATTCGTCTAAAACTAACATGTCATAGTTACGAGGTTGCTTTATAGCAGTATTAATTACTAACACATCGGCAAACTTTACTTTATTTTTAGCTAGTTCTGCTTCCCATTGTGCTTTTAATGTAATAGTAGGCACAACAACTAGACAGGATTCTATACCTGCTCTATCTACCATACCTTTAATAGCCATAATAGCAGTATAGGTTTTACCGAAGCCTGTAGCAGCTTGGAATATACCTCTAAAGTTATTCGCTCGCCATTTTTTTAGTACTTCTATTTGTCTTTCTGTTCTTGTCATTTAATTGTTTTTAATTTTTAATAATATCCCAATGTCTTAACTTTATGCCCCGCCAACTATATTTCAGATATTTGAGGTACTAGGATCGATTATTTTTACGGATATTTTCACCAACATTTTCTAGCTTTCGCCAACCTAATCCAGAACTATGTACATTAGTGACATTGGGTATTATTAATGTTGCCAATATTTTGTTATTTCAGGTTCAGCTTTTAGTTTTACTGTTTTACAGAAAACATCACCTGCTTTTTCCATACATACTTGAAGTACTTTACTTATCTCATTCTTGATATCCTCACTGCATTCTACAACCCACTCGTCATGAACTACATTAGGCATTTTAACTTTAAATACTAAATCATTTTCTTCTAGATACCTAAAGAAATATATACCTGCTAGTTTAGTGATATCTGCAGATGAACCTTGAATAGGATAATTAAGTGACATTCTTTCTATATCACCTTTCTTAATAAAATATTGACGTACTTTTGGTTTATAATATTCTTTAAATTTCTCAGTGTTTCTTGCTTTATGGTCTCTATAATCCGACCAGAACTCTGGATCTTCTTCTATCTCAGCAGTTAATCTTTGAAAGTCTTCAAAGAATGGTATATAGCACTTACGACCACTTACCTCATTAAATTGTATATAACCTGATTTTAATGCTTTAGTCTTTTCTTGCTTAAAATAATTAGCAAGACCAGGAAAAGCTTTAAAATATGCTTTATATACTTCTTCGCCTCTAGTCATAGAGATGTTAAGATTTTGAGATATAGTTATACCTGTACCACCATAGTTAATTGCAAAGCCTGCACCTTTTGCTATCTGTCTTTTCTCTTTATGATCACTTTTAATATCATTAAGAGCTAAATCAGCTAGCTCAGGAAATATCTTAGATGCTACAAATGAATGCATATCACCTAAGCCTTGAGCATAGAAATTTAATAAGTCCGTATCTTTAGATTTATTAGCTAATACTATTTGCTCTTGACCACTATAGTCACTAACTATTAATGTATTACCTTTCTCTGATTGAAAACAACTTCTTGTTCTTGTATCAGAAGGTATATTTTGCATATTAGGCATTTGAGGAAGATTGTATTTTTTATTAGCTTTTTGACCAGAAGATAAACGACCCGTATTCATTATTTGTGTAAAATTAGAATGTATTCTTCCTGTTATAGGATTTATATAATTAAACCAATTTTCACCATATGTACTTACAACTTTATGTTTTTCAGTGTATTCTAAATAAGTACTAATAATAGGATGTTTATCTTTTTGCTTAACAAGAACTTTCTTATCTACAGAATCTTTCATCAAGCCTGACTTTTTATCTTTAATCTTAGTATCTACACCAAGAGATTGCATAAAAGGTATAACTTGTTGAGACGAAGACCAGTTTATATTACACTTAACACCGTCTTGAAATAAATCAAGCTGTGAGTCTATAAAGCCACTATATGTCTCAGGATTCTCTAGTATAAATAGATTAAGCTTTCTTGTTATTTCCATAAGATCGCTATAATCTTGATTACACTTGTTTTGCCAATCTTCAGGATTCATATAAAAGCCACAGAATTCTATATAAGCTAGTACTTTCACAAACTCATTGTCTAAACTTGCTGTTCTTTTTAGCCCTTTCTCTTCTAGGGCTACTATTTGCTTTCGTCTTATCTCGTGGAGATATTTTACGTCGTCAGCTGCATATTTTATTACTCTAGAGCTCAGTCCTTCTTTGTGTATATAACCTCGTACAGTTTTATCAAGCTCTATTTTACAGTATTTATAAGTCACTGCATCAAGAGATTTTCTTACTGTATCTATACCAGTAAATAATATTCTTTCTACAAGAAAACTATCATATACTTTCTTCGGAACTATTCCATGATAATACAAAAATCTTAAGTCAAACTTAGCATTATGCATTATTAGTTCTTTCTTCTCAAGAATATCCTTATATTCTTTAGGGTCAATAGTAGTACAATCGATTACATATTGTTTGTCATTATCGCCTAGCTGCATAGATAACAGCTCACAGGTATAAGGATCCATACCCATAGTCTCGGTGTCAAAACCGATTATGTCTAATGTTTCTAAATATTCTAGTGACTCCTCTATAGAAGACATAGAATAACCAGCAGAGTTAAACATACTCTGCTGATTGCTTACTAAATATATCATAAATTATAAGGTTAACTTAAATCAGACAATAAATTGTCTATTCATTATATAAAATATAGCCTACTGCAAAGCATAGAGGCCCGAATATTGCCATCATTGGGATAGCATTTACTTCTCTTGTTCTCCATCTTTTATGGTAGTATCTATTACGCTTACTTATCCAGTAAATATAGCCATATATTCCTATATATAGCCACGATATTATTAATAATGTTATCATAATTTTAAGGTTTATTGTTCAATTGGTAAATCCATTGCTACAGCTTGTATATGAGATTTGGGCAAGTTATACTTAGTCATAAGCTCAAGCATCTTTCCATTGCTCATTTTGGTTAATAAACTGGATTCATCAATAACATATTCTTCTACTTCATTTGTTTTCGGGTCTATATCCATTAATTGAAAGAAATACCCTTCTGCATGATCAAAGCCATATGCTATAACTTGATCGCTTTTTTCTATTACGTGTCTACTCATTTTTTTAAAAGTATTAATTGTCTAACTTGTTTACCAAACTCTGTATCATTAGGATATTTTTCATGTAATTCCATTACTGATTCTCCTAAATGACAGAGAGTAAACTTATTTTCCATTATAGTTTCTTTTATACGATCATAATCATGTTGATTACTATCTACACTTTTTACCTGTCTGTGTTTATTTAAATCTTCACTCATAAGCCTAACTTAAAAATTATTTCTACTAAACGTAAAATCATTAATCCATAAAAAACCCATGCAAATATTCCATAAAGTTTAATTCTTCTCCAATTCCAGTGGAGTTCATGTTTAATTCTTCTTTTCATAATTTATTCTTTTATTTCTGTTTTATTTAAGGGTATTGCTACTAATCTACCACCATAACTACTATGATATACAATAATCTTATGGTCATCTATTATAAACGTACTTACTTTTGCTTCATGGTAATTTGATTCATCTATGTACCTTTCTACCTTGAGAGGTTTTGCATTTGACCAATCTTTTTCATGCTGCTCTAATCTTCCTTTCTCTCCACACCCTACTAATAAGAGTGCTACTAATAATAATTTATTCATTCTCTTTTATTTTATTTCTGATATTACTACACTTTTCATAGTCTTCTATATCTATAAAATACTCCAGTGTAACTAAAGGATCTTCATGGTTCTTTGGTAACAAGAACGGCCCATCTCTACCTAATTCATCATACGTTGTTTCTCCCATCAATAACTTATAGGAGTTTTCATACGCTTCACTCATCTTTGTTTTGGTTTAAATCATCAATCTTTTCTACAATATCATCTTTTAACTCATCAGTTAAAGTTTGTAGTGGTAGATTATAAATCCACTCTATTAATTCTTCTTTACTCATCTTCGTTTTGGTTTAAAATTTATCTAACTCATCTTTTGAAGATCTCAAATCTTCATATACATCAAACTTTTCAAAATATTGTTCTATAACAAAATCTCCCATACAAGAATATTCTTTACATTTTTCTTGAAAATCTTCCCAGTTATATATATTCCATTTACGCATTAATACAGCATCATCTAAAGTTAAATTTTTAGGTATTTCCCCATTATTTGCGTTACATATATCTATATGCAAATCTTTCATTTTTCCCATATCTTATCTTTTAATGCTTTTCTTATTAAATATCTGATTGTTATAGCTACATCAGTATGTTCTAATTCTTTACGAATTTCTACTAATTTATTTCTTTGATCATTAGTAAATCTTACTTTAACAAAATCTCCATTTCTTTTCTTCTTTTTTACTTTATAAGGAGGAAATTCAAAAGGATATTTTAATGCAAGACTTTCTATATTATACATATAATCAGGCTGACCTTTATATTTTGCAGGTAAATGCTTATTATATTGTACTTTAGCACGACTAATATTTACTTTACTAGCTATTTTTTCTTCTTTTAATCCGAATTTAAAATACATTAATGCTATTAAGTAAGATCTTTTATCTACTAATTCACGTAAACGTGAAGAAGTATTTATTTTTTGAAATTCTTTAATAATATCTTCTAATTTATAATTATCCGACTTCATCTTTATTTAGTTTTTCTAATCTTTGTTTAATTTCTTTTAATTCTATTAACATAGCTTCACTACAAGCTTTATAAGAACCTGCTAAACTACCTATAGAAGCAGCTATTGATGCTCCTTCTTTTGTTGCTTTTTCATATTCCTGTTCTATTTCAGGTAATCTTTTTTCGTAATAGCTCACTAAAGTATTTATGTGAGCTTGTATTACTATTTTTTCTACTTTTAAATCTGTTATTTTCATCTCATCATTGCTTTAAAACAGTTATTACTACATACTTCGTTCATCTTATCAACGGGAGCTCCACATTCGGAGCACTCCCATTGATAACTACTATCTACAGATAGTAATCTTAATTCTCCATTACACTCTATACATTCTGTAAGAGCTTTAGGATGTTCATCGAACACTTCTATTTCTTCACATTCTGAACACTTATATTCATATCTTGCCATATTATCTACCTCTTGCTACATCACTTAGCCATTCATAATCTGGTTCTTCATCAACTTGATTTATTTTATCATATAAATCAGCTTTATTTTTATCCATTTCAGCTTGGATTTCATCTATTATTTCTGCTATATCTGCTAAATCTGTGATAATATCATTAGCAATTTTTTGAGAGGTTTTATTATTCTTATTCATAAACATTAAGGTTAAATTTTTTACTTAAAACAAAAAAAGACAGAGCTCCTGAGAACTCTGTCTTTGTCCAATAAATAGTTTATAGGCTATTACCCGTTAAGTGCATCTGCAATTGCAGCACCCGCACTTGGTGCTTTACGAGTAGTTTCCGAATAAACTTTGTGTTGTGGTTCACCAGCAACTACACTTGACGTTACATAAATATACATTCCGTCAAACATAATGAAGTCACCATCTTTTCCAGCTCGTTTTGCACGAGTTTCAAAGTTAGCCACATCATATTCTGAACCTTCAGTAGACTCTGTAATTTGAATATTAAGAGCTACATCAGGGTGAGCTGCTAAACGAGGATCAACTTGACCTATTTCCAATGTATCACCCTCACTTAATCCTTCTAGGCTAATACCAAACTGCTTTTCGATATCAGACTTTTGACCAGTAACCCAAGCATATCTTGGTTTTTGTTGGTTAAATCTGTCATCTGATGCATTAAGTAAACCTAGTACATTTTTAGGAGCAACTCCTGTGTTAACAATTTGAGAAAAAGTTAATTGTACTTTTCCATTTCTTACGCCTCTGGCGCTTTCTAAAACAATCTTGTCCATTTTTGGATAGTTTTTAATAATTAATAAATATAGATTTTTGTGTGTTTTAGATCAGACTTATAAAGTCCATAAGAGTATAAGTTCACACATACTTATACAATTGCCTACTATTATTTTTTTGACGATGCTAATAGCAATAGCTTATTAAAATGTTATACTAAAGACTCAATTCAATGTATGGTCTTTCAAGTATATCGAAGCCAAATTAGGACTCGAACCTAAAATTTATACAACAAAACTTTATTTACCATTTTTTGTGTATATGTTTTACCGTTAAACTACTTGGCTTACCTACCTCAACTTTAAACTTAAAAATTTAGTTAGGGTATTCAACAGCACGCATTATTCCTTGGCATGCTAACTGGAAATATTTACTGGAACTATCAAAGGTTCCAACTTTTTCAAATTCGATTTCTTCAGGTATTAGACCTTCGTCTAATAGATTCATCATATAGTTTTCTTTTTCTAGGATATTATTTTCCATATCCGATTCTGTAAATAGATTTACTATTATTACGTGGGAGTCGTCTAATACTGCTGTTATTTTATATTGATATATCAACATAGTATCAAGTTTTTAAATAAGACCTAGGATTTTACTCCTAGGTCTTTCTGTACTATAAGTACTAAGATAATAAATTAAACGTTATCATCTTCCAATACTGTGACACTCTCCCCAGAGTCACCGTATGCATCACATGTTACATATCCTGTACCACACGATGTCAATAAACTTGCAACTATAAATATAATTGCAAACCAGCTAATAACAACAACTGCTGGATTTTTCATAACTAAATTTTTCATTTTTCGAAAATTTAAATTAAACAATAAGACGAGCAGTAATATTATCAGGCTCATCCGTTCTAATGTAAGCTACATCTCTATTAGTAGTTACAAATTCTTCTCCATTTCTATAGTACGTATACAAATAACTTCTCTCTTCAATCATAAATAAAATTTTAAAACTCTAAACACTTTTATATTATATTCACTAGGAACAATTACATCGTAATATAAATCTTCTTTAACAGGTCCTAATCCCATATTGTGAACACAATAATATCTATCAGTATCTTCAACCTTTTCGTCAATTAGTATACCAATATGCCAATCCTGCCAAATTATTACATCACCTGGCATCCAAGTGTCATATAGTCCTAATTCAGCTTCAGGAAAATGTAATTTAAAATATTTATGTAATATTTTTACACGTCTGTGATCAATATTAGCATCAGGTTTCAATCCATATCCTGGTTTAGGTTTAGGATAATAATATTTATGATTTTTAACTACAGATTTATGTACGTGTTCTTGTAAATCTATACCAACAGCTCTAAAAGCTCTAATAATTACATCAGTACATACACCAATATTCTCAGGAACATCTCCCCAAGGATAATCTATAATTCTATAGCTTCCATCATAAGTTACATTTTGTGTAGTCTGCCATTTAGCATTTGCACATACTTTACTGATTTTTGATTTTTCGTATTCTCCCCAATCAATGGAAGATTGGGAATAAGATATCAATCCTATTCCCATCATTACTATAAGCAATATATTTTTCATAATCATTCAGTATTAGCTACTATTCTACAGTCATCTACAACTTCATTATCTACTAATCTAAAACATTCATTATACTGGAAGTTTCCATTAGTTTGAATATAATATAATATTTCTTCTTCGTAGCAATGTTCATAGACAAATACTTCAGCTGTTTTATCTTTTATTACATAAAGATAATACAAATCGCGGTCATCATTTTTCTCATTCATAGGCGTGACTATACCTAGACCCAATAAATGGGTAAAGATTAATTTTAATAACATAATTTTGATTTAAATAAATAAAATAACAAGGTGCGCTAGATGTCTTAGTAGGTTTTATTCATGCGATGATGACACCATACCTTGTTTGTCTGCTTAATACCCCTGACTTTACAGAGCCTAACTCGGAAGTTAGATTTAAAATAGATTTAGTATTTTATTTAATACATACAGGTCATTCGCTAAGAGTATAACAAGGAGCAAATAAATGCTTCCCACTATATACTCTAACCTATGTTCTTTTCTAAACATATTTATACTTTTCATTTGGATCCATAGAAAGATAAGATATTCCTAATACTATAAACAATGTTGTAAATAATACTGATACCATTATCAAAGCATTTGCTCCATAAATATCGGTACTAGGTCTAGCAGCTTCATACAAAGCTGTTCCTGCCATAAGACCGCAAAATAAAGTAATCATAGCTATCAATTTAGCTATAAATGTCTTTTTCTTTGTTTTCTTTTTAGGAATAAATTCGTTTTCTTGTCTAGCAATAAGTTTTTTAGAACTAAGTTCTATACTAAAACATATAATGTGTAGTAAAAACGTTGTAGTTTTAATTGCTTTTCTTGTAGAATCTACTTTTTTATAAGAAGTTCTTCCAATTGCTAATCCTATAATAGGAAAAGTTGTTATGCTTAATGTAAACTTTCGATTTAAAATGTTCATAATATATGATTTTTAATTTATAATTACAGTTTAATAGTACACAAGAACTATCCAGGAATTCATGCTCATCTGGAGTCGATATCATTCTTAATTAAATAAGTATAGAGTGTGCTTCTTAATTTACAGATCTATTGATACAAGAAATTCAATTCTTAACATTCTTGTGTACTATACATTTACCATTCAGCAGTAAATGATTTAGTGGCAGTAATAGGATTCGAACCTATACATTCCAGACCCATCATAAGAGCTATCATTCCTATGTGGTACTGCCATTTTTATGCTTCTTCTTGCGATAGTACTTAGACTTATCACGATAGACTTGCTTTTTGCAAGCCTCTTGAATTTCTTGTTGTGTTACTACAATCTTTTTCATAATTATTAATTTATTTAATTCTACCAACTACTTCACGATAATGAAAAGTATACATATCACATCCACAACCACAACCATCAGATCCGCCCATTTTAATGACACGTTTATTATCATAATCAATTTTATACTCAAGATATTGCCACATATATCCGCTGAACCAATTATGATTACGAACACCTTTACTTTTGTTTTTATAATCAACGTAGTGTTCAGCTTTTTTTATTGTATTGAAAACAGTCATAATAATATGTATTAAGTTATAAAATAAAAAAGGCAATGATTAGGTTAGTCAGCTCCACCAATAGGATACTACATACTAAAGCCGAAGCTATATTTAGTATGCCTAACTTGTCGCTCATTGCCAAAAGCGAAACATAAGATAGCATTGTCTCCTGATTTTAGACCCTATTCTTATGATACTACAGGTAATTATAAAATTGAGCCATAACAATATAAATCGCTATGGCTCATCAATGCTTTAAGCATTAGGGTTGGCGATGTTGTCTAACTCCGTTAGAACTCCATCAATAATGACTAACTGATACATAATGTTATAAGTAATTATGTTATTATTAAACTAAAAGATTATTTCTTCATCATAATAGATCCATTCTAGATGTTCACAGCGCTATCACCTGCGTGAAGATCCTTACTATTATGATGAAGACAGAAAGAGAAAAGAGTGTCAGATAACTAACACTCGTGTGGTACGCATCATTTGATACGCACCACCTTGCCCACGACACGACCATCGTACTCCTGTGGGATGATGTCCAACTCGTCGCTCCAATCCTCCTTGGACTTGCCGTACTGCTCAGCTTTCGCTTGAGTAACACCGTCCAAGACGAACTCGAATCCCGTTAGACATTGAGAAGCCACGACTTCATCTCCCGTGACTTTAGAGAACATCAACATTCGCGTGCCCTTAGAGGATTCAACAAAACGTTGGAATTTAATCTTTGCTTTTTTAGCTTTTGCCATAATTGAAAATTGAACGTAGGGAATGGTTTGCCCCCGCTCACTTTCAACCCAGGTCGTTGACTGTGCTAGTTACCACTCTTACAAAATTTTATAGCTCATATAAAAATACGGGGGGTATATTCACCAATTAGAAAAAGACTACCAAATAAGAATAAGTGTAAAAAATAAAATATCAGGCTATAGACTAGACTACTACTGACACACAGAGGATTTAGGGTGGTACTAAAAATAGTACCTAAAACGCCCTATAGGTACTAAAAATAGTACTTTTGTACTAGTTATTGTAATATATTTATAATATCTTTGTATTATGGGAAACAGAATAATTAAGAAGCGCAGTACTAAGAAACAACAGTTTGATGTGGGTAAGTATGTAAACGCAGAGACTGGTGAATTATTATCATCAGAACTTGGTAAAGATAAGATGTCAGTTAATATAACAGAAGAAGGAGAGATGGTAGTCATTACTTCTGACGATTATATTGTACTAGATGCTAAAACAGTTAAGTATTTATCTAATGAGTTATCACGTACAGAGATTAATTCTATGCTTATGATGGCTACAGATCTTAAAACGCCTCTAAATATAGTGTGGAATGGCTCACAGCCTCATAGCAATAAGTCACTACAGAAGTTTTTAAACTATAGTTCTAAGGCTATGTTTCTAAAGTTACTTAGTAAGCTTATGAAAGTAGGAGTAATCTATCAGCTTAAAGGAAAAATTAGAGATGAGGTTAGAGTAATCTACATGTTAAACCCATACATAGCTAGAAAAAGAAAAACCATCGATAAAGAAGTATTTAATGTATTTCATCCTTTTATATAAATATTATAATAATTAATAATATTGTACAAGTTATTATAAAATTATTATATTTGCGTTATGATATGTGTTAGCCTAGATACTAATGACAGTATTCTTCTAAAGTCTAAAGACAGAAGTTTCCATGCATTATTCTATATAATACGACAAATGCCTAATGAGGTTTGGTACAGTGACGGTGTAAACAAACAAGAGATCTGTGACGAGTTGAATATCTCTAGAGCTGCTCTTGAAAAGATGTTAAGCTCATTGACTGAAAGAAAACTGCTAGTTAAGATATCAAGAGGCAAATACACATTATCAGATGAATTAAAAGAGGATTACTGATGGAAATTGGAGAATTAAGGTCAGAGGATCTGGGAGAAATATTAGAAAAGTCACGGGTCTTAGAAGATAGATTTAAGGATTATTGTAGACAGCAGAATAAATTCTTTTATTCTAAATTATTCTTAGGCCCTGACAAAGTAATAATGAAATGTTATTTAATAAACAATGAAGACAGCAGAGAAATTAAAAGTAGCTAAAGAATTATTAGCTACAGCTTTTGTAGTAGCATCAGAAAAATCTACAGCTTCAGGACTTACGTTTAAGTATAAGTCATATCCTGAAGAAATAAAAGAAGAAAAACATATATTTAAAGCATGGCATGTAGACATCATAGTTGCTGAACTCGGTCACGGTGAAAGAACTGTACAACAGTTTAGATTACCTAGACCAAATAACATAGATGCAAAGACTATGGAGTACCATGCAATTATAGAAGTACTTGCTACTCTTACACAGGGAGCGCTTATTACTTGGTATGAAGTAGCTAAGATGCTTGCTACTGATAAAGAAATGCAGAAAACAATTATTCATGAAGCAACGAAAGGTCCTATCATTACCGACAAATAATAAAATTATATATCGTCAGATATTGGCGTTTATGAATTTTATGCTTGGACTTACTCCCCAGGAGCGAGATGTATTAGCTGAACTGATAAGTTTAAATAACGAATACGAAGCACTGCCTGAAGAGAAACGAGCTAAGTTTATTTTGTCTACTGATGTACGTAAAGAGATCAGAGAAGATTTAGGCATTGCTGAAAAACAATTTAATGTAATCATATCTAAGCTTAGAAAGAAGACTATGTTTAATAAGCCGTTAATAGACGATAAAAACATATTACATCCTGAGCTGAGATATAAACCTGATACTGATGGCTATCGAATTGAAGTGAATTTAGTTATGACTGCTAATCCTCCTAAAGAAGAAAAGCCTGTTATTAAAGAAAAAGAAAAGAAAGAAGAGGTAAAGCCTCCTAAAGAATATAAACATGATGCTTCTAAAGCACCTGTAGTGGAAGAACAAGAATTTGATTTTACTATCGAGATCCCTGATGAATAAACAAAAAGAGATTTTAAAAAAGATAGCAGCTGCTCACGGTATAAAAGTTTCCCAGGCAGAAGAAATATGGAACTTATTAGGTTCTAAAATATCAGAGGTAATTAGTAGCGATCATAAGACAGAAGGATTATTTGATGAGAACAAGTTTCCTATAATACACATAGATAACTTTGGAAAGTTTGTTCCTAATAAAAGAAAAATAAATCATGCAAACTATTGCATAAAAAAGAAACAAAATGAATCTAACACTTGAAGTAGTTGTAGACAATAAATTAATGTTAGTGACTTTCTATAAAATAGATGCATTAGCTAAACATCATAATGGAAGTTCTATTATAATTTTAGGAAGTAGAGAATATCATTCTGAAGTTCCTTATAACGAGATGTGGGAAAAGCTTAAGAAATTAAATTATGAAAGCACTATACGAAAATAATTTCTGGGACATGTATCCTGAGTTAAAAATCATTAAAGAGTTTAATGAAATATATACAAAAGATAAATCTAAGTCTAAATCTAATAGCTCACGATTAATGTGGGCTATTGACTTTGCACACAATCCTGAATCAAAGTTTTTTAATATACCTGATAAGTTAGATATAATTAAAAAAGATTTTCTTAAAGATCCCAAATTTAAATGGGAAGATGTGACTGACGTAGTAGACTTATACAAATCTATGGTCCTTTCAGATGCAGAGCGAGCATTAGTTAATTGGAACGAAATAATGACGATGAGAGATAAGTCACTAAAGAAACTATACAAACAAGCTTTAGATGTACAACATATAGCAGAAGTCGACACAAAAATTTTAAAAGAAATAGATACTATGTTGGCTAATACAGCTAAGTTATTTGATGATTATAAAAAGATTAAAAAAGATTACGAAGAAGAAAAAATAACCAAGAAAGGAAAGAATATAGTATCTTTAACTGAATCAGGAGAAATATAGTTATGGATAACATTTGGGAAAATAAACAAAAAATATTATCAGGAATTAAAAACCTGATATTAAAAAATGAATTTATAGAAGAAGTAGCTGAGGCTAGAAATACTATCTGCTCAGACTGTGAACATAAGTCTACAAACTGTGCAGCTCTTATTTCTTCTTGTTGTTCAATCTGTGGATGTTCTTTAAAATTTAAAACACGCTCATTAGAATCTTCTTGTCCAATAGATAAATGGCCAGCATTAAATGATAAACAATAAGAACTTTAGATTAGATGAGATACCACAATTCCATCCTATACTAGAACATTATGAGAGACTTTCATTTTGGAAAGAAGAAAAACGTAAATGTATAGAAGGATATTGGCAACAAGGCAAATGGATGCCTGGGCCGCTATACTATTACATAAATTTCCATAACATACAATTTGAAGATGATTCATCTGTATCGCAAGCATTTGGCTTACCGTTCTTACGTGATATAGATTGGGAACTATTTTTAATCTACGAAGAATGCCGAGGATTCTCAGGCTTTACTAATGACAAGAAATATACATGTGATCGTAAATACGGTCCTGAAAAAGAATTAGCTCTTAAGCTACAACGTATAACTAAAGAAGAATTAAAGAAACTAGAATACGTACCTGCACGAGAATATCTTAGAAAGAACCACGGTAAGAATCTAGGAAAGCCTCTGTATAAAAATTCTGCAAAACACTTTATAAGTATCCAGGCACGGGGATCTGGTAAGAGTTATTCGACATCGGGGATAGCCAACCATAATTTTTTATTTGATGGGGCTACAGATTATAACGATTATTTAGCTAGAAAGAAAACTAAAAACTTTTTAGCATCTGATACAATTATTGGGGCTATTGATACTAAGTATTCGATACCTCTTATGAAAAAAGTTACAACTGCATTAGATTTATTAGCGGGAGATTTTCAACTAGGAGACGAATATTATCCGTCGCCACTATCAATATCTCACACAGGTTCTTTTATGGCTAACAGAGAAGCAACTACAAGAACAGGCTCTGTGATGCGACATCGTACATTTAAAGATAACCCGCTAGCAGCTAACGGAACACGGCCTAACTTAGTAGCACTAGATGAGGTTGGTTTCATGTATAATATAAAAGAATCTTGGGGAGCAATTGAAGCAACACAAGCATCTAAAGCAAAAAAGAATCTTGTAATATGGGCCCTAGGGACAGGAGGATTAGTATCTGGAAAAGCTGCACTATACGCAGAAACTATATTTAGAAATCCTCATGATTACAATTGCGTAGAGTTTGAGGACATATTTGAAAATAGAGGAACTATAGGATACTTTGTACCATACTCTCTAACACTCAATGAATTTAAAAAAGGCCCTAACCTTATTACTAATGAAGAGCTGTCTAGAGTATTTATAGAAAGTAAAAGAGACGTAGCTAAAAAGTCTCCTGATCCAACAGTATACCAAACTGAAATAATTAACGGACCGATGTTGCCGTCGGAAGCTTTCTTAATTTTAGAAGGAGCATTTTTCCCAACACTACAATTAAAAGAGCAGCTAGCAGAAGTTGAAGGAGGTAAATATGCTAAGTTCCAAGATGCAAGTTTTAAAGGTATATTATCATTTAACGATAGAAACGAAGTAGAGTTTAGTACCATTCAGGATCTAAAACCAATAAGAAAATTCCCATTGCAACGTAATGACGATAAGCGAGGATGCGTAGAAATATGGGTAAAGCCTCAAAAAAATGATGAGGGCGTAGTTCCTAGAAATGTATACATAGCAGGAATAGACGTTGTAGATAAAGATAAGTCTACTACTGACTCTCTTCCGTCTATATTTATAATGAATAGATTAACAAGACAACTTGTAGCAGAATATACAGGTAGAACTTCTGAAGCAAAAGATTTTTATGAAATCTGTAGAAAACTTCTGTTATATTATAACGCTATAGGTATGTATGAGAAAAACCTTATCGGTTTATTTAATTACTTTGATCGCCATAAGTGCACATATTTACTTGCAGACACGCCTTATCAATTGCGGTCTTCTGATACATATAAACAAACTGGTAACACATCTAAAGGAATTAACGCATCAGCAACTGTTAACTCAGAAGGACGTAATATGGTTAAGTCTTGGTTACAAGAAACTACGTCGATTAATTCAGAAACTAAAATTTACGAAACTATATATTCTCCTGCACTTTTAACAGAGCTAGTTATGTGGAACCCACAAGGCAACTTTGATAGAGTATCTGCGTTAATAATGCTTATGTGGTTAGATTCTACTATGTATAAACAGACAGAAAAACGTGTAGAAGAAGTTAAAACATTTCTAGATAATGATTATTTTTCTCAGATGGGCGTTTTAAAAAAGAAACCTACTGGAACTATAGATTCAAATTTTTATTCATAGATTTGTAAAAATAGAAAATAATTATTATTATGGCCGACGCTCTAGATAATCAAGGTTATATAAATTTTCCACGACAAAAATTATCTGATACACAAAAGACAGATAAGTGGTATAAAAAGAATATAGACTTCGCAGAACATCTTTTAACATCTGATGTCAATCTTAGAAACAGTTTTAGAAATAAACGTATTAATTATAATCTACGTTCTAATGTAATCTCTCCTAGAGATTTTGAAAAATTTATTAATCCTGATAATTTAGATCTCGATTCACTGCCTGCGACTTTTCAACACATCGGTATTGAAAACACAAAAATTAATTTATTATTAGGAGAATACGCAAAGCGTAAGAAAGAGTTTAAAGCTTATATTTCTTCAGGCGATCAAGAAGGTATTTCTAGAAAAGAGCAAATTTTAATGGAACAGATTAAACAAGAGATGATGGGAATCATCCAGATGGAATCTATTTCCGAAGAAGAAATACAAAAAAGATTACAAAATCTTGAAAGATATAAAAATTACGAGTTCCAAGATATAAGTGAAATCGTAGCTAATAAAATCTTAAAAAAAGAATACAAAGAACAAAACTTTGATTTTGAATTCTTAAGAACATTTGAAGACTTACTTACAGCAGGTGAAGAAATAGTATATTGCGGTGTATTAGGAGGAGAACCTGTAATGCGACGAGTAAATCCAATGAACTTATATACTCTTGGCGGCAGCTCTATGTATATTGAAGATGCAGATATTATTGTAGAATACGGATACAAATCTGTAGGCCAAGTAATCGATGATTATTGGGATACTCTTAAACCAAAAGATATAGACTTCCTAGAAAAAGGAAAAGTAGACACTGCTATGGATGGTGGTGGAGGTGTTGGCTTAAATAGAGATATATCAATATTTGATTTCTATGGAGAAGCTGGAGCATTAGATATATTTCATCCTAATGAAGCAGGTGTTAGAACTTTTGCAGGTGCATTTGATACATACGGCAATGTAAGGGTTATGAAAGTATGTTGGCGTTCTAGACGTAAGATTGGAGAGCTAACTTATTTTGATGAAGAAGGTGTGGAGCAAAAAGATTGGGTTCCTGAAGACTACAGACCCAATAAAGAACTTGGAGAAAAAGTAAAATGGATATGGGTAAACGAATGGTTAGAAGGAACTAAGATAGCTGACCACATTTACACAGTAATGCGTCCTGTACCATTTGCTAGCAAATCATTAGTAAATAAATCTAAAGGGACCCCACCATATATTGGCTCTGTTAATTCCACAAACGATTATAAAGTCCAATCTCTTATGGACGTTATGAAACCTCTCGCTTATTCTTATGACATAGCTTACTACAAAAGAGAGCTCGAAATTGCCACGTATAAGGGGTCCTTTACTGCTATTAACTCTGCACTTGTACCCTCAGGATGGGATCCAAAAGAGTGGATGAGATACGTAACTGTAAATAAGTTTGCTTGGTTAGATCCTACTAATGAAATCCTTAAAGGCCCTGCCCAAGGTAAGTCTGCAGGACAATTTAATCAGCTTACTGCGCAACAAGTTAATATAGGAGATCCTAATGCAATAGGCATGTATACTAATTTACTAGTCGACATAGAAAATACACTAGGCAAGCTAGCTGGTGTTTCTGGAGCACGGGAAGGACAAATACAAAATAGAGAAGCAGTAGGCAATGTTGAAAGAGAAGTTGCACAGACATCTCACATTACAGAAAAATGGTTTGCTATAGACCAAAACTTTAGAAAAAGAGCATTAACTAAATTTTTAGAATGTTGTAAATATGCATATAAAACTAATCCTCAAAAAGGGCAATTCTTACTTGATGACCTTAGTCAGCAATTTATTACTCATTTCGATGAGTTTGCCTCTACAGAGTATGATTTACATCTTTCTAATTCTAGCAATGATACGCAATTGTATAACGACATTAGAGCGTTATCTCAAGCAGCTATTCAAAATGGTCAAGCAACTATTTCGGATTTAGTAGCTATATCGCAATCTGACTCTGTACAAGATATTGCTAAAAAACTTCAAAATTCTGCAGAAAGAATTAGAGAAGAAAATAATAAAATGCAAGAGCAACAAATGCAACAACAACAAGAAATGCAACAAGCTCAAGCACAACAAGCAGAAGCTGAAAGAGAATTCGAAATTAAGAAGCATGATGATGATATAGCTGTTAAGAGAGAAAAGATTCAAGCAGATATACAAATAGCAGCTATGAGAGAAGCTAATAATAATTATCGTACAGAATCAGGTTTATTAGATTCTGACGGTAACGGTATTGCTGACGAATTAGATTTACGACGAACAGAAGTTGAAGAGAAAAGGAATGATCAAAAAACACAACTAGATCAAGCTAAATTAGACGAGACTATTCGAAGTAATCAAGCTAAAGAAGAAATTGCTAAAGAAAAAATGAAGCTAGAAAAGCAAAGAACTAAAGCAATCAAAAACAAATAAAGCTATAGCACTATAGAACAAAGCTATAAATATAATCGAGTTTAATTATAAAAATAATTTTAATATTGTAACCAAATAAAGACAGCAATTATGAGTGAAGAAAAAGATGATCTATTTGAAGGACTTCAAATAATGT